CCTGTTGTCGAGAAGGCTTCTGAGACTTCTCTGAAGGAGTCTTACGCTAAGATTGGTTGGAAGTGATCTTAATGGCAGGTATCAAGAAGTTCCCTCTGACGGGTAACAAGGATAACCAGATTTTCGAGTACAGCGACACTCTGTCGCTTGCGATTGACGACGCTCAGAAGCACCTGAAGGCTGGCGATCCTGTCGTCATCAACAAGGAGGCCGGTATTGCTGGCATCCTGATGTCGGATGTCGCACCCACTCAGGAGAAGACGGATTACGCGACTGCTGCTGAGGCTCTTACCAAGCCTACCTATGGCCTGAATCGCAATCAGCACGCCTCGGTTCGCGTGAAGGGCGGCGTGTTCGCTCTCAAGGTTGATGGTGCTGCTCCGTCGCCGTTTAAGCCTGGCACGCTCGTCTACCTGAAGGCCGCTACTGCCGGTGCTAAGCCTACTGTCACCTTCACCAAGGCTGGCGCTGATGTTGTGCTCGGCTGGGTGAAGGAGACTTACGCTACCGGCGGTAAGGTTAGCGTCTACCAGGTTGTTCTCGATACTCGTCCCCTGGCCTGAAAGGTTTAACTAATGTTGATCAATGAAAAGGACCAGCTTGAGTTCAACAAGCTGCTCGAAGGTGCCTTCAAGGGCGACAAGATCGCTCAGGCGCGTCTGAAGGAGGCTGTCACCACCGATAGCCTCGCGCCGACCATGTTCGTTAACGCCGCTAACGTGCAATTTGTCAGCGCTTACAACGAGTACGACTCGATTTGGCCCCGCATTGCGGAGAAGGTTCTTCTCAACGACTTCCGTCCTGCTGCCTACCTGTCGCTGAACTCGGACATTGCGTCGATGCCTATCGACAACGGTGGTTTCTCACCTATTCAGGATACGCTGCCCGCGATTCCTGAGTTGACCCCTTACCCGACTCTCACGTACACCGGCAACGGTCGTTTCGTTGAGGTTGGCAAGCATGGTGCGCGCCTTCAGTTCAGCTTCGAGGCAATCGTCAACGACGATTGGAACACGATTGAGAAGCTGCCGACTGACGCGGGCCGTCTCGCGGCTCGTACCGAGGACCTTTTGGTCCTCATGACCTTGTTCGACCCTCGCAACAAGAACATCAATACTGAGCTGGGTCGTCAGCTTGACCTGTCGAAGGTTCCTGCCGAGTTCAAGGGCGAGGCTGTTGCCGGTGCTAACGGCAAGGATGCGCGTATTTCCTACGGTGCTATCACTGCTGCTCGTTGGCAGGCCCTTAACACCAAGTCTGAGTCCGGTCGCACTGTCACCGTTCCTGGTGGTTTCGCGCTGGTTTGCTCGCCCGCTCAGGCTCAGCTTGCGCGTGAGATTCTTGCTATCCGCGAGATTCGCACGACCAACGGCAAGACGACCACGATCAGCACCAACACGCTGACCGACATCGAGGTTGTCGAGTCTGATCTCATTGGCACCATTGTTGGTGACGACGCTTGGGCACTTGTCCCCAAGGGTGGTAAGGCTGGCGATAAGACCACGATTGCCAAGACCTCCATGCGTGGCCGTGAGACTCCGGAGCTTCGCGCCCACAACGCGACTGGTACGATGCTCGGCGGCGGTGCTGTCGATTACCGTGAGGGTAGCTTCGACAATGATGATGTCGAGATTCGTGTGCGTCAGATTGCTGGCGCTGGTCTGCTGAATCTTGATGGTGTCGTGCTGTCGAACGGTGGACAGAATGATCACCTCTGATCAGTTAGCTGATTAAGTAAGACCCCTGTGGCCCCTTTGGTCACGGGGGTCTTGCTATACTGGTTTCATGAGTGATATTGATTTTTCTTCGCCTGTGGGGCAGGTGCGTGTTCTTATTCCTGATTTGCGTAAGTTGGAGGACTTGCGTGACTTGAGGAACGAGCCGCGTTATCTTTTCGCTGACGAAGAGATCGAGGCTTTGCTCGCTGTTAACAGCGGTAACATTAAGTTAGCAGCCGCTGATGCATGTGACGCTATTGGCATGGATAAGGCTTTGCAGCTGCTTGTCTTGAAGACTGACGACAAGCAGACGGACGGCGCTAAGCTGCTGTCTGCGATTGTCGGTCGTGCTCGTCAGTTGCGTGCGTCTGCTCGTGAAGACGAGGTGAATAACCTTTGCTTTGATGTTGTGCAGCCAACGTTTGAGCCTGTGGATTGGGCGGTGAACTTCTAATGGGCTTGTCTATTGACCCGAATATTCACCCTTTGTTCATGTATGCCTCGTATTATCCGTTGCAGTTGTTGGCTAATACGAAGGTGAGCATTTTCAAGGAGCCGGATACGGTGGCGTATGACTGGTCTGATGAGGCTGGTTTGTCGCCTGAGTACAACAATCCTGTGTGGAAGGGTTGGGCGAACATTACGCCTAACGTTGACTGGCGTGCTCGTAACCGTGAGTGGGCTGGTACAGTCACGGGTGTTCATGCGTATCGTGTGCAGCTTTTGCACATCGACAAGAACGAGGTTTTTTCACGTGATTTGTGGGGCAACCCTGATGCGCGTGTGTCGTTTGCTGAGGGTATGCGTGTCCAGGTAGAGGAAATGCCGACCGACCAGCGTGTTGCGGGGTTGAAGCTGGTTGTGCGTAACGCTCAGGTGGATACGCTGAACTGGCAGGTGACGCTTTTGTGCGACGTGGCAACGGGGGAAACTGCTAATGGCTAGGACGAAAAAGACTGTCCGGTATGATGGTCGTGTTGCTGGTATTAAGGTGACTGTCGATACCGACAGGTATGGTGTCGCTGCTAAGGCGAAGAAGAAGATCATTGACGCTGCTTGGAAGAAGGTTGACGCTGCGGCTAAGGCTGCGGCTGTCGCTTCTACTGAGTATGGGCGTGCTTTGATTGCGACAGACCCGCGTCGTGTTGATACTGGCTATATGCGTGATGCTTTCCGTGTTGATGCGTCTAAGGGCGGTAAGGTTGTCGAGATTGGTTGGCACAGGTGGGACCGCGCTAAGCCATACTATGCATGGCAGGAGAACGGCACGTACAGTCAGCGCACTTCTGGTTATCTGCGCTCTGGTTTGCGTGGCAAGCCTACGGGCGGCGACAAGGGGAAGGGTATTACCCCGGCTAAGTATTTGCCCCGTGTGACGTCTGTGTTCCGCGAAGAGTTTTATGGGAGGCTGAAGTGACGGATAGGACCTTGGAGTTTGACGAGGCTTGTCTGGCTCTTTTGCGCACGATTAAGGATGTCGAGGTTTTCGACTCTTTTTCGCGTGATACGAAGGTGCCTCTCTATATTGTGTATCATGGTGGCGCTGAGATCAATCGTCAGTTGGACGAGTATGTGTCGCTTGGTGGTCACACTATGGATGTGTACGAGCATCCTTTCACGGTGGACGTGTACGCTGTGAATAAGAAGCTTCTCAATCGGCTTGTGTCGGTTGTGAAAGAGAAGCTCATTGGTGCTGTGTTGGTTGAAGGGTCTAATGGGGTGAATATCGCTGCGTCGGTGGGTACTGATAGCGATTACGATTCCACGTTGCGGCCTACGGTTTATCAGCACAGTATGAGTTTTTATGTCAACCTAGATAGGGGTGAGTGAATTGCGCGTGCGCAATGTTTTTACCAATATTGTCTGCGACAAGACCGAGGATGAGCTGGCTGTTCTGCCTGACATGTATGAGGTTGTTGACGACAATACGCCGATTACGCAAGCTAAGTGTTGCGGCGAGGATGATACCATTGAAGATGACGATATCGTTTCCCACAAGGAGGAAGACTGATGCCCAAGATGTTGTCGCCGAACACTACCATTTGGTGGGTTCCGGCTGATGCCATTACTTCGACTGCTGACCTGTTTAAGGCTACTACCTACACGGGTGGTACGCCGAAGGCGGTTGACATCAGCTGCGCGATTGCAGCTGGTATGACACTCGGTGCAACCGACAGCGATACTGACGACTCGCGTACCATTTGCGATTCGGGTAACGCGAAGACCCCGACTATTGCTAACTATGAAGCCTCGCTGACGTTCTTCCGTGAGGCTATCGCGGCTGGTCAGAAGGCGGCGGGTAACACCTCCGTCTACGATAAGGCTTTCCAGCTGTTCAAGCGTGGCACCCTTGATGGTATCAAGGAAGGCTACATCGTCCAGCGTATCGGTTTCCGACAGGGCACCCCTGTCGAGGCCGGTATGGAGCTGTCGGCCTTTAAGGTCGTGCCGGACAACCCGAAGGACGAGCTCGGTGATGGGGATAAGCCCATCCAGTTCACCGTCCCGTTCCTGCCCCAGGGCTTCATGGAGTTGAATAAGGCTGTCGCTGCCTGATCAACTCTGCTAGAATACCCCTGTGCCTCCGAGGTGCGGGGGTATTCTCATATCTGATTGGAGTAGACATCATGGCTTTTGAGCTGTCTAAGATTATCGCGTCCATCAAGCCGACTGTGAAGTCGATTGACGTGCCGCTGAACACTGAGAACGCGGAGCGTTTCGCTCAACTGGTCGAGATCGCTAAGACCGCACAGTTGGCCGAGGCCCCCCTGTCTCGTTCTATTACCGACACTTCGCCGGGTGTCGAGCTGCAAGAAGAGCTTGAGGCTCTTCGCAAGGAGACGATTACCTTGCGTCTGCGTGCGCTATCGAACAAGGAACTGTACATTCTGAAGAAGAAGGTCTGGGAAGACACGTTCTTCTCCACGAAGAACAAGAATGAGGATGAAAAGGCAATCATCAGCATCGAGCGCGAAGATCGACTGATGGAGTACATCATTGCCCGCTCTTGTGTCGAAGTCATCGACAATGCCACGGGTGAGTCGAAGAATGGTTTGTCGGACACCGAGGCTGCTGATCTGCGGGGTCATCTGCCTGAGTTCTTGTGGCAGCAGATTTGTGCTACGTGGAACGATGCACAGGAGCTTGGTGTTGTCGTGTCTGAGGCGATTTCTGATCCTACGTTTCGTGGGGACGGAACTGAGCAAGCCGGAGAACCAGTGGATGATTCTTCTGCTGAAGACGGCGAGAGCGGAGAGTAAGCCTCCGACACTGTTTACGGGCGCTCATGGCATGTTTGCTCGCATGGTGCCTGTGTTTATTGGTGATGAACTTGACTCGGAGCCGATAGATCAAACTGAATACACTAACTTGGATATTGCTTTGGCTGCTGGTTATCAATACTATCTTGATAGTTTGTGTAACAAGTGTGGTACACCGCTCTGGTATGGTCGTAGTGAGCATAGTGCGATTGAGTTCCATGTGGAGACTTCTACGTGTTATTCATGTGCTGAGCTTGATCGGCATCGAGAGCACGCGAAGGAAACCAAGCCGGGTGAAAGCACGTACACGGTGATGGGCACTGTCGAATACTCGGATGGTACGAAAGAGCCGTTGCCGTCGCCTCTTGAAGCGCTTGAGCAAGTTAGGTAGGAAAAGTCCCTGGTATCATTGAAGTGGTATCAGGGACTTTTCTTTTTAGGAGTTAAGGTGGCAGACGAGTCAATCAAGATCGACATTGACGTTAACGCTGCTGGGGCAGACAAGGCGGCACAGAGCATTGGCGCTCTGGAAAAGCAGATTGGTTCGCTTCAGAGTGCTGTCGCTACGCTGAAGTCTCCGTCTGGGCGTGGTGGTACGATTCTTGATTCTTTGCAGCTTGACAGCTCGAAGGTCAAGAACCTGAAGGACTCTGCGACAGCACTGAAGTCTGTGGCTGATGCGCTTGGCTCGTTGAATAAGGCTGCTGGGGACGCGAGTAAGGCTGATCTTTCGGCGGGTGTCGATAGGGCGGTTTCTGCGTATCGACAGTTCATCCGTGAGACTCGCACGATGAATAACTTGAGTAAGGACCATATCGCTAAGCTGAGGGATACTGCCTCGGCTATGCGTGAGGTGGCTTCTGCGTCTAATGCTATGGCTGAGGCTGAGAATAAGGCGAAGAAGGCTCAGGCTCAGTTGAATCAGTCGCAGGCGCGTAAGACTGAGGCTCAGGCTGAAAAGCTGCGTGCGCAGGCTTCGGTGAAGCATGAGGATAACGCTATCCCCTTGCAGAAGCAGAAGGGGAAGGATGAGCGTAGCCTTGTGCGGGCGAAGGGTGCTGAGGCTACTCGTCTTGCTGAGATTCAAGCGCTCACCGCTTTGGAGCAGGCAGAGATTAGGGCGGCTGCAACGACGGCTTCTGCTGAGTCTAAGCGTGAAGCTGCTGTCGCTAGTGCGTCTGCGCGTATTAGTGCTGCTCGTGAGGCTGAGCTTGCTCGTACTGAGCGTGCTCGTATTCATGAGGAAGAGCTGACTAAGCGTCAGGCTATTCGCTCGGATACTAGTACCACGCGCAATAACGCTCGCGTGAGTGAGAAGGCGATTGAGAACGTCCGTTATGCTGCACGCGACATGGCTGTATATTACGGTGCTATCACGGCGGGTATTGGTCGTGTGGTGTCATCTGCTGCCCAGGCTGGTATTGCACAGGAGCGCGCGTTTGCTGACGTTGAGCGTACTGCGCAGGGTACGACACAGAGCTTGAATGAGCTGAAGAAGTCGTACACTGATCTGTCTACGACAACTACTACGTCGTTTGCTGATCTGTCGAAGATTGGTACTCTCGGCGCGCAGATGAACATCCCGACGAACCAGTTGAAGGACTTTACGAAGGCTGTCGCTGAGTTCTCTACCGTGACAGGTATGGAAGTCGAATCTGCAACAACGGCTTTTGGTCGTTTCGGTCAGATGATGGGTGGCTTGCAGGAGTCAGCTAAGGGCAAGGGTGACGGCTACGCGGTCCTCGCTAACCAGATCGCTGATCTTGGTGCGAAGTCTGTTGCGACTGAGCCTGAGATCGCTAACATGGCCGTGTCTATCGCTGCTCAGGGTAAGTCGGCTGGCTTCACCCAGAATGAGATTCTTGCTCTGTCGTCTACGCTGTCGTCGCTCGCTATCCCGAAGGAATGGGCGCGCGGCTCGCTTCAGCGTATCTTCAACTCGATCAACGCTGCCGCTGCTGATGGTGGCGAGAAGATGCACACCTACGCCCAGGCTGTCGGCGTGACTGATGCTGAGTTCCAGAAATTGTGGCGTGACGACCCCAACAAGGTGTTCCAGGGCATCTTGCAAAACCTTGCTGGTATCAGCGACAAGGTTGAGAAGGCTCAGGCGATTAAGGACTTGGGCTTCAAGAACGTGCGTGACGTTGAATTGCTGTCCCGTATGTCGAACAGTGTCGGCTTGTACGTCGAACAGCTGAAGGAGGCTGAGGCGGCTTCTAAGGGTACGACGTTCATTGATGAGTCGATGGGCATCATCATGGACACTATGGCTGCGAAGGTCGAGGCTTTCCAGCACGCCTTGCAGAACGCGGGCGCGGCCATGAACTCTAGCTTCATGGTGCCGTTCAAGCTGATTATCAGCGTTGCGACAGGTATTGTTAATGCTTTCGCTAAGCTGCCTGCCCCTATTCAGGCGTTTGTTGGTGCGCTCGCGGCTGTGGCGACAGTGCGTATGGGTCTTGTGGCTGCGAAGGCTGCGGCTGTGTCGATGTCGGCTACGTATTTGCAGATGCAGAACCGTATGTTGCAGGCGACGGGTGCGCAGAAATCCTCGTGGAGTGTCGTGTGGCAAGCTATTCGTCAGGCTCAGACGGCTACGGTCCAGTATGATTCGGCTCTTGCTGCAAACGTGGGTACTGCTAATGCTGCGGCTGCGGCTAACCAGCGTCTTGCTGCTGCGGATAACATGGTGGCTGCTGCGGCTGGTAAGGCTGCGGCTGCGAAGGGTGCTCAGAACGCTGCTCAAATGGCTTCTGCGGGCGCGTCTGCTGCGGCTGCGGGTGCGCAGGTTGCTGCGGGTGCTGGTCAGGCTGTGGGTGCGTTGTCTAAGCTGTCCTCGGTTGGCTCCGGCTTGCTGTCGATGTTCGGCGGGCCTTGGGGTATTGGTATTTCGCTTGCTTTGTCGGCTGTGTCGGTCGGTGCCACCTATTTGGCTGATTCGTTCCAAAATGCCTCTGCTAAGGCTGATGAGTTTAAGAACGCTGTTGGCGGCTCTTCTGCGATTCTGAACGCTTTGGCTCAGGATACGAAGGAAGTTGGCAATGGTACTCAGTCTGGCTTTGTTGAGCTGAACGCTACGATTGAACAGAATGGTGAAGTTCTGACTGCTAACGGTCAGGCTCTTGGCTACTACGTGGATAAGTCTGGTCAGGTTGTTCAGGCTACGCATGAGCAGGCCGAGGCTATGGGTTACTCTACCTTGAAGATTGGTGAGCATACTCAGGCGTTGATTATGGATGCTGTTCAGGGTTCTGAGGCTTTCAAGGGCATGTCGAAGGAAACCAAGCAGGCATTGGTTGACATGGGCTTCTCGTATGCTAAGTACATTAAGCTCGCATCTACGTCTGAATCTCAGGGTGGCGGCAAGGCTGCTGCTGATGCGTATGTGGATGGGTATATTGCTCAGATTGAGGCCCGAAAGACTGAAGCGACAGGGATTAACTTCCGACCTACTATGGGTACGCCTTATCTTGAGACGAAGCCATATTACGATCAGATTGATGCGCTAGAAGGCTTGAAGTCAAAGACAGAGGGTGTCGGCGGCGCAATGCAAGACGCTCTGAACGACGCGGTTCTTTTCGGTCAGGGTGTCGAAGAGACAGGTGAACAGACGGAAGAAGCTGGTCTCAAGGTTGGTGACGCTAAGGGCGAGTTCCATAGCATGGCAGAGGCTATTCGCTCTGTCCTTGACGAGATGTTCTCTTCGACAGACGCGGCTGCTGCGCTCGATTCGTCGTTGCAACAGGTGTACGAGTCGATGCAGGAGCATGGCACGTCGATGGACCCGAACAGTCCAGACGGCCAGGCGAACATTGCTGCTATCTCGGATTACTTCGAGAAGATGGGTAACGCAGCTGCTGCCGGTATTGAAGAAATGGGTCTGACCGGCGAGGAGGCGTACCAGTACGCTCAGCAGTCGATTCAGGACACTATTGACTTCCTTGCTGCCCAAGGGTTCGACATGTCGCAGTTCCAGCAGCAGCGAGACACTATGGCCGCGATTATTGCCCAGCCGTACCAGTCTGGCGAGGTTGACCATTCTGCTACGGATGCGTCGCTTGGTCAGATGGTTGATAACGCGGCTCAAGCTGTGTCGCAGGCTCAAGGTTTCTTGGGCAAGGTGCAGGCTATCTGGCAGTCTATCCAGGGCTACATGGGCGCTATCGGCGGCTCGAAGTCGAAGACTGGCAAGGGTTCGTACACTGCGGGTCAGAAGTCCAAGATTCGTATGCCAACGTTTGCTAACCGTAACAATGGTACGTCGGCGTTTAGTGGTAACAACTTCAAGGCTAAGCCGTCTCGTTCCGGTGGTGGGGGCGGTGGTGGCCGTTCACCTCGTTCCGGTGGAGGTGGTGGCGCGTCTCGTGCTCGTAAGGAAACGAAGACCGCAGCCGAGATTTTCGAGGACTTCCTTAGCCGTCTGAAGTCTGCGCTCGACAAGGCGCTCACTACTTGGTGGCGCTCCACGACCGCTCAGGATAACTACCGTAAGGGTCTTAACAGCCTGAAGAAGGATGTTGAGGGCACGACGAAGAAGGTTTCTGATCTTCGTAAGGAGAATGAGAAACTTGCGTCGGACATGCGGAAGAACCAGCAGGAGTTGCACGACGCTGAGTTCTTCCATGCTGTCGCTGTGAAGTATGGGGACACTGAGCGTGCGCAGTCTACCCAGGTTGATATTGACGAGGCTAAGCAAAAGATCAGTGAAGGCCAGTCGAAGATTGCGGACAACGACAAGGAGATCGCAACTCTCCAAGCTGGGCAGTTTGCGCTGAAGGGCTACACTGAGGCCGCTATTGCTAACCGTGAGGCTTTGCGGTCGTTGCAGTCTCAGATGATTGGTCTGATTGAGGCGTATGCTGCTGCTGGTCATTCGACACAGGAGATTGAGGCGTACACGCAATCTCTGAAGCGCCAGTTTATTGAGCAGGTTACTCAGCTTGGGTTCAACCAGGGTGAGGTTACTGAGTTGGCTGGGGCTTTCGATAGCTTGACTTCTACTATCGGTCAGGTTCCTCGTGAGGTGAAGGAGCATGTGACTGATAACGGCACTGTCGGCTCGACACAGAATGCTATTGACGGTATTCATGCCGACCCTGTGACAGTCCCAGTCCAGCCGTCACAGTCTACAATCCCTGTTACTCTCCAAGTGAGATGGGATCAAACGTGGTGGAAGAGCACGCCTAAACCAGGTCCGTGGAGGTCTGGTTATGTCTTCCCCAATGGTTCTAGTAGTTGGTTCTATAAGGGTGGTCTGCTGTCGAGTGCCAACTCTCTGCCTGGTTTTGCAGGTGGTGGCTTGCTGCCTGGTCGTCCCCCGGCTAACCCGAAGGCCGACAATCTCATGGCTACGGACGGCAAGGGCATGTTCCGTGTCCGTAGTGGCGAGTACGTGATTTCCCAGCCTGCCGTTGATTTCTACGGCAAGGGCTTCATGAACGCGCTGAACACGATGCAGGTTCCTGTGTCGGCGGGTGGTGTTTACGCTATGGGTGGTGGTGACGGTCTTGTTACAATTAACCCAGCACAGTTTAATCAGTTGGTGAAGGCTGTTTCGACTGCGGTCATGCTTGATGGTCGCTCGATTAGTCAGAGCATCGACAACGGCAATATGAGGACGGGCAATCGTGGTGTCTACTAGGGGTTGTGAAACTCGGGAGGTTTATTTCGCGGCGGGGAACTTCAAGACGTGGTTCCCCGCCCCGGATGAGTCTCCTGTTTCGACTAATGTTCATTCGGGTGACTCTCAGCGTTTGCTCAATGGTCTGGCGTACATGGGTGGTTCTGTGTACGGTGGCCGTCATTATGAACTTACGTGGTCATTCTTGAATCGTGACCAGGCTGACTTGTTCCGTAGGCTGTTCATGAACCGTACGGGTGAGTGGATTAGTTATGCTGATCCGTTTGCGTTTAATAACATGCTGTCGCCTTTGATGGGTTTGCCATACCTTCATTACCATGTGGGTTCGCCGTTTGCGTTCAATGACTGGGGTAAGCAGGCGTTGTTCCCGACGAAGGACTTAGATTCTAAGACAGGTCACCCTGGGGTTATTCTAAAGCCTAATGTCTTGAATATGGAAAATGAGTTCGACAGAACTAGGTATCGTCTTAATGGGCGTGAGACTTCGTTGGCTTTGAGTAAGCCAGGTAAGTACACTGAGCGCGTTGTTATCCCCGAAGGATGGTATGCCACGTTTTTTGCTGCCGGCTTTGAGGACGGTAAGCGGCCCTTTGATTGGAGCTTTACACGTGTTGATGGTGACCTACCCACACATGTTCAGACTACGTTGAAGAACCAGGTTTTTAGTTTTGGTGAGGGTGTTTGGGAGATTACGATGAAGCCCTTGCAGGAGGGGCATCTTGCTTGGGCTAGTCTCCGCTTGTCTAAGTACAATATTGGTGCTTCTGGGTTTAAACCGTATGATTATGACTGGACGTATCCGGCTGGTGGCGGGAATCTTCAGGTTGTTCCTGGTTCTGCTAATTTGGTGACTGTGAATAACTATCGTGGACATTTCACGGCTTCTGTGACGTTGGAGGAAGTTTACTCATGGTGATGCAGGCTATTGGTTTTTCTAACAACAAGCTCACGGGTTGGTCTGTTGTTGAGGATGCTGTGTCGTTGGACCGTGATTCAACAACGGGTGGCTTTTCTGAGTATTCTCTTGAGGGTGCTGGATATGTTGAAGCCGCTGATGTGATGTCGAAGGAGATCCGTCTCGACAGCCCTATCTTTGGTCGCACTCACGCCTTTGTACGCTCGATTACAAACACCCCTTGGGCGTGGTCGGCTACACTGAATGACCCTTTCTATCGTCTTGATGTGACTGCTGAGGTGAAGCACCTCCGTAATACAACAGTGAAGGATGTTGTCGCGCAGGTGTTTAAGGCGGCTGGTGTTAAGCCACCAAAGGTATATGTTGCTAGGTCTACTTCTAAAGACCCACTACCGTTCTTCTCATCTTCAGATACGTTCTATTTTAATGAGTATGACTTCCCTGGTGGAAAGGGTAATTTGTGGACTATTCTCAAGTCTTTCCTTTCTGCTAACAATTATCAGATTACGTGGATCTATGACACGATTGTGCTGTTTGAGAACCACACTGTTCTTACCCGTTTCCAGGGTTACACATCTGATTATTCGATCCAGTGGGCGGTTAATGAACCATTCTCGCATATTGAGTGTACTTACTACAGGCCTATGGGTAATGGCCCTACTTCTGGTTACCCGTCAGGCGGTTCTCTAGGTGACCCACGTGTTAAGGGTGAGGACTTTATTAGTCTCTTGTACCCCCAACCGTCAGAGAATAAGTCTGATCTTGAGGTCATCAAATCTTCTGAGGTTTTTTCAGTGGAGGCCGGTGAGACGAAGGAGTTTGTGCTTGAGGTGCAGGGGACGATTGACTACTTGCTTGGTCAGCCTGAGTGTGTTATGCCAGGTGAAATACCTTCTTGGCTTACTATCAACTACACCGTAAATGGCCGCACCTATTTTGCGCGTCCAGTCTACTGTGTCGTTGGTAAGGATAACAAGCCAATTACGCCTGCCCAGTGGCATGCTGAAGGCGGCTATCTTCGTATTGAGAAAGGCGACGAGGCTAACCAGATCAAGGTGACAGTGATGGGTATGGCTAATAAGCGTCTTGCGCCGTACCGTATTGCCGAGTCGGATGGTCAGAATGACTACTGCTCGCTTCGTATTTTTGGTCATGGGTATCTGTGTGAGCAAGAAACGATTACGTTCTACACAGGCTACCACAATAAGACAGAACCTGTGAAGATCGACAGTATGAACCTCACGAACAGACAGCAAGCGTACGAGGCTTGTGTGTACGCTGCGCAGTCTGCGTTTGGCTATGCTGCTGAGATGGAGTGGACCGGCACTGTACCTATCCGTGAAGGATACACTGATGTCGTGTACGATTTCGAGCGGGACCCTGTGTACTTGTCTGATGTCGAGGCTTTTACCGGACTGCCCCTGCCTCAAAAGGCCTCTGAGAAGTGGCCGAGGGGTACGACGATGAGTAAGATCATGAATGATCTTATGGAGTTCACAAAAAATAAGCAGGTTACGACTAACAAGCAGGTGTTTGGGCGAATTGCTGGGACGACAGCAGTGTATGACAACTTCACATGGCATATTAAGTCTGCCACTTATGATGAATCGAGTGTGAAAGCTACATGCGAAGCACTCACACATGTGTCGGATGTTGCTACAATATTTGATAGGCCACGAGTAAAGGATTACCCTCTTGAGAAGGGTATGACGCTTCGAGAGTTGACGTTGAAGGGAGTTACACATAGTGAAGCACAATCTGCCCCAGCCGTCGCAGGCATGGGGAAGTGATGTAGATAGGCGCATTGCGTATCTAGAGAATGACATGACCTTAATGAAAAGCAAGGTTGGTAATTCCTACGATGCGGTAAACGCTTTGGTCACTTCGCGCGCCACCAACGGTGTAGCTCAGCCGTTCTATCAAGAATTGCGCATTAACAGGCCAGGTCCTCGTGATGGTATTGGTACTTATGAGGACTTGTGGGAAGTTCCTCTTGATTGGGGTCGCGCTGGTTCATTCATGCAGTTGTCGATCTCAGGGTACATTTATTTGCCGGTGAGAGACCTAAATCTCAACAACTACAGCCAACCGCGATTGTCTGTTGGTGTGCGGGATAGTCATAGAACATATATGCGCAGACTAGACAGCCACGCAAACACAATCGTAGAACGCTGGAATAACCAGTCTCACTATGCTTTGTCTGGCTCGTTGTCGCTTTCAATGGTTGTCGATTTTGACAACTTCCAGTATGGGAGTGTTTTTGTTGGGCTTGAAGGGTTGCCGGACCAACCCAGTTACATTAACAATCACAATGATCGGGCGTATCTGTCCGTCCAACTTTCAGGGGTGAGGTACTAATATGGGACAGTTGAACAATCAGGGCATCTGGACCTACAGTGACAATGACATCATTCAGTCGTGGCCTGTGTTCATGAATCTTGGTTTCAATTCTGTAGCTGATGTTGTGAAGGGGCTACAGAAGGGCCGAGTCATTATTGCCAATGACTCGCAGGATTACAACACTAAGCTCGATGCTATCCGTAAGGCGGGTGCTGGTCAGTTTGATGTGCTTGTGTACCGTAAGGACACTAAAGAGTTCCTTATAAATGTGAACGGCCAGCTGACGAAGATCAGTGGTGGTGAAGTTGAAGTCGATTACATCAATGAGAATGGTGGTTTTGGTACTTGGTTCCGCTATGCAACTAATAACAATGCTTCTGTCTCACGCAACATTACGCTGCCAAAGGCAGGTGTGTGGTTGATTACGCCTCACATTACGATTGCTTGTGATGGTATTGCTAATGCCAATAACGCAAACATTGACGTATTCTGCTCCATTAACGGTGCGACACGAAAGAACGTCGGAACGTACAACACCTATACGACCAACTCAATTGTGCCTTTCACAGGTAGCCCAATCCCTGTCTACGCGAACACACCTAACAAGGTTGTGTCCGTGTCTGTGCAGATCGCCTGTTCGACAGGTTCTAACATCGGCTGGGGTGGCCTCACGATTGGTGCTGCTAAGATCGGTTGATATGCTATACTAGTCGGTGACAATCAACCACCTCCGTGTGAGTGTTGTTGGGCGTGAGGTACAGAAAACCCCTCTGCTAGTTCTCCTTTCCTAGCAGAGGGGTTTTCGCTATCTAGGCCACCCATTGTCGAGCGTCCACTTGTGTTTCAGCTCATGGACGAGATAGTACACGAGGTGCCGAAAGGCATCCCGGACATCATTTGCGTCCTTGTACCCGATATCCTTACCAGTGAGCCACCATCCCAGGTTCTTCAGCGTCGCATCTTTGACGAGGCCCTTAGCCTGAGCGGGGGTCTGGTAGTGGATGTCATCGACAAACCAATCCAGAACAGCATTAACCTTCACGGGGGTGAGGTCTGCTGTGAACTTGTTAGAAGGTCGCAGGTCGAACTGTTCAGCAACGACAGTAGCCTGCGGGTACTCGTCAAGGTAGTGCTTGATGAGTTCTGCTGTCTCAGTGTGTGTCGCACAGATGAACTGGTCGAAGTGTAGAATCTCCACCTCTTCTTCGACACAGGCCACAACGAGGCCGGTATTGACACCTGGATCAATTGCTATTACTGTCGTCATTTCTTTCCATCCCATCATCACTCAAGACGTTGTAGTTTGTTCCTGCATACCTGTTTCGCCCTGTCGGTGAAAGCCCACCGAAGACACCGGAGCGCCACTTCTTACCGTCCACAGGTGTTTCTTCTGCTTCTAGGCAATCTTTGAGGCATTGCTCTTTGATTGGACACTGGGCACAGAAGGTTCTGATAACTTCGGTGTAGAGTGTTGAATCATAGAACAGCTCTGTCGGTGCGTTGATGCAATATGCCTGTTCGTAGTCTGTCACACTTCCTCCCAGTTATTGCCAACCTCTGCTTCAGCGGCAAACGGCACACGATCAAAGACTAGTGTCGCTGCCTTAGCCATTTCGTATTCCATCATCTTGGAGCACTCTTCAATGGTTTCTTCCGGGCATTCGACGTAGGTAGCGTCATGGACAAGACCAATCAGCTTAGCTCCGTACTGTCCTACTCGCTCGTTAATCTTGATTGCCGCGTTCAAACAGATGTCATTGGCTGTCGATTGTGGAACAAAGGCGAGTGCTTCGTTCTGTGTCGAACTGTAGTTGTTGTCCGACACGAACAGTGGGTTGAAGGTTAGGCCGAACTTGGTTTTACGTTCGTTGTCCTCTTCCTTGCGTCCGACACTGTGTCGTACTCGTGTCTGCCAGTCTCGGAGTCCTGGGTAGGCACCAAGGTATTGATCAACAACATGCTGTGCAGTTTCAATAGGCTGTTCAAGGGCTGTCGCAATAGCGGCAACACCACGGCCATAGTTGAGGCCGTACACCACACTCTTGACCAGTGCGCGTCGGTTCTTAGCAGTCTTTGGTTGTTCGTGCTTGAACGCCTCGTACGCTTCGATTGTCGGGAACTCTTCGGGCCAGATTTTCGTCATCAGGTCATCGAAGAAGTCCGGCGCACCCGGCTGGAAGGCAGCAATCATGGCCTTGTCGTCTGCAAGCTCAGCGACAGTACGCAACTCAGCTTGTGAGTAGTCGCAGGAGATGATCTTGTGACCTGGCTCAGCGACAAGGGCGCGCTTGATACCACTGTCGCGTCCCATCGTCTGAATCGCTGGCCCCTTAGCCGACAGGCGACCAGTCTTAGCACCGTGAGGTAAGTAGTACGGATGGATACGACCGTCTTCACCGACCTTACGCCGCACGTTGGCAATGAAGCTGCCAATCACCTTAGCTGCGTAGCGGTAGGCGAGCAGAGCGTCGATGAACTCGGTCTCCTTGCCTTCGCGTCGCAGCTTCTTCAGGTGGTCTGAGTCGAACGACGGGGACGATACACCTTTAGAAGTGAAGTAGTCCTTGATCTGCTTAGGTGACTGTGGGTTGAAGGCTTCGCCCGCGTACTTTTTCAAGACAGTAAGGTTCTCGTCGCACTGTTCCTGGTACTTCTTCTCAAGTTCATCGAGGGCATCGAGCGACACTGCAACACCGTTCGTCTGCACATCGTTCAGAACCTTCGTGACTTGCATACGGTAGCGGTAATAGTCGTACTTTCCGCTGTTCTTGAGCATCGGAAGGAAGTACTCGTATAGCTTGTGGGTCCACACCACGTCCATCAGGTTGTACTCGTAGAGCTTTTCACGAGGAATGTTCTCGAAGTACGCTCCACCCTTGAGGTAGGACTTAGCGTCAGAGTCCCAATCTTCAGCACGCAACCAGCGGCGAGCGAGAGGCTTCAGGCCATGCTCACCGGCCAGGTTGTCGAGCACGAAGTGCATGAGCAGCGTGTCCTCATGGTGGTACACGCGGATACCCAGGCGCTTCGACAGGTAGGGCATGTCGAACGTGCCATTGTGACAGATGACAGTACAGGTGTCGCACAGCCGCTTAATGAGGTCTGCCGCCTTGTTGGTCTCGGCAAGCTCTTCAGGGATGACGACACCGAACTTGCCGTTCCACAACGCAATGGAGAGGATGTGTCCAGCAGCAAAAGTGTCTTCGTCAATGTCACCTGCGGACTCGATGTCGAGTGCAATCAGTGTGCCCGGCTTGAACGTGATGTCCTCGCCCTGCCAGATAACCCAGTCTTCACCTTGCTTCAGACCAAGCTGCTCTGCACCGAGGTAGGCGTACTGCAATGCCTGAGCTAGGAATAGACCAGCCTGGGGATTAGTGACGATCTGCTTAGGTGAGAGCGTCTTGTACGCCTTGCCCTTGTAACCCTTGACTGTGCCGAGGGTGATCTTGATATCCTCATCGTTCACATCGTCAGTGATTTCGACGTGCATTTTTGTCGAAAGGCCGGATACCACGAGTGCCCGCCTAAGAAGAAGCTGTGCAAGAACAGGCAGCTTGTCGCAGTCTTCAGTCAGAATCTTCATACTTGCCCTCCCGTGTACTTAATAAACCGTTCGTTATTTGTTTTGCCCTTCACGACTTCTTGGATTACTCCACGTGCCTGGGCGTATGTGATGATTTCCTTCAGTTCACGCATACCGCTGATTTCAGACTGGAACTTCAACATGAGTTTCGGAATCGAAACCATGCCGTTGTCGGTGCGTGCAACGAAGTTGATGAGCTTATCAACCTTGTTACTGAAGTTGCTGTTCTTCACGTGGTGAATGAACACCTCGTTGCTACTCAGCCAGATGGACGCGAGAGAAATAGCTTTGAGCATTTCTCGCATCGTCACAACGACAGTGCCCTTTGTCGTCGGCCCGTTATACATGGCAAGCAGCGCGGCGATACGCAAGACGGAGAATGTCATACGCTCAGTGCCAGGGAACAGCTCACGGCTGTTCAGCATGTGTCGCTCGGCAAGCACCTTGGCTTCTTCCGAGAACTCAATCCAGCGCTCGAACACACCAGGCTCGAACTCGACGGGGATACGGACTTCCTCATTCTCCATGCGCTGCGCACGGCGAGCATTGAAAGCCACATCGAACTTGGTCACAGACTTGATCAAGTTCGACACCATGAAGTCACGCTGCTTGTCCTCAACCCTACCTGTTGATGCACTCACGGTCACGAGCTTCACGTCCTGGGAGGACGTGATGTACTTGTCGCGGTCGTCAATGACGACGAGGCAGCGAGGCGTGAAGCCGGACTCGACCTTCTCTGTCGTCAGGTGCTTCGCGGCCTGGTCCAAGATGCCCGTCCCGTAAAACGTCATGTAGTACGGGGTGGCAGTCTGGTAGGCGACCTTGCCACCCTTGTCCTTACGTGCGACAGCGGGGATGTAGCCATCGTAAGACTTGGTGAGGAATGGCATCATTGATGCCATGTAACTACCCTTCTGCGCCGCGTGTGCGAAGAAGTCCTGCACCTCGTCAATAGCGAAGAGGCCGCTCTCTTTCGGCTTGGTGCGCAGATACGCAGACAATGCCTCACCTGTTGAATCTTCAGGTGCAATGAAAGCATCCGGCCCCTTGCCGATACCCACTGCAATGTCGCGCATCATGGACTCTGCAAGGCGCAGAGACGTAGACTTACGTGACTGGGTAGTACGTCCCAGTACTAGGAAGTACAGATTCAATGGCATCTTCTGTACGTTCGTTGGGAGGAACGCATACTTTGCGAACATGGACGACAGGATAGCGAGAGCGCCCGCGTAGTGGAACTGCTTGGGTGCCATTGCTGACTTGGTTGATGCCCATGCTGCGAACTGATCGACAAACAGGCCCATCGGTTCTTCCTCACCTTCATGGAGGAAGTCAACGTCCTGTAGGGTCAGCTCTCGTGCTTCACTCAGGAGGTACGAGGCACCGATACGTGTCGATGCTTCGAGATCGTTTTCTGTCGGCCCGTTGTGTTCTGCCTTCCAGCGTGCATAGTCACGGTTGATCTGTTTCCAGAGGTATCCGTCGCCGCGTCCGTCTGCCTCAAACTTGTTGAACTCGGTGGCACGCACAACAGCAAATGCTTCAACAATTGAACAACCTTCTTCCCAGAGGGCGCACTGAAGATGGTACATCTTCGATGAACGATCTTCCTCAGTGTTGAAAGAATCGTCCGTAGCAAGGTCCGTGATGTAGGAGCGGTTCACCATGCCCAACACCTCAAACATGGAGGGGATGTCGGTGGGGAAGTCTTCTTCCTCAATGCCCATACGTTCGACAGGTGGGTACTCAGCCGCGAACTCTGCTGCGGTGATCGCCTCGTCGTTCACCGTGAGAGTGATCTCCCAGGGCTTCACCTTCTTGAGGTTGTGGGTGAAGGGGACGCGGAGCTTCTTGGACAGGGGCCAGCCTCGGTCCATGCCGTCGTTCTTATGCGCTTCGTACAGTCCTCGTGAGAGAGCTTCAAGCATGTCGTTCGACAGGTCGTCTGCGTCTTCGAGTAGCCAGTATCCCTGCCAGTGCTTCTCGCTGGTCTGGACGACGATGGAGGGCTTGATCTTCAGTCTGTCAAGAGGGCAGTCATCACCGTCCGACCACACGCACGCTGCCTTGATGACGTTATCCTTGGCTGCGTGCCTCGTGTTCGACAGGGCCGGGGGCTTGGTGTAAAGGAAGGGAGAGTAGTACACGTCCAAATCAGCGTTCGACTCGGCGTATGCCACCATCTTGTCGAGCTGTGCGGGCAGCTCAAACCAGCGGAAGTTGGTGAGGCCGCCCATAGGCCCCTTGAGGATGATTGGTGTCCAGCCTTCACCGTCTGGGAGGACTGCTTGGAAGAACTCTTTGAGGTCCATTGCTCTCCTTTCTGCTTGTATATAGTACGGCGGGCCGCACCTGGTGTCAAGATGCGGCCCGCCTGTGAAGATCAGAGTTCGATCTTGCTGGCCTTAGACTTCTTCTTGGCCTTGGCCTCGTCCCACTCAACCTTAGCGATATTGTTGCGCTCGCGGGTCTGACCGTTGTACTCAGACTCCTCAATCTCAACGGTGATCGTCGCAGTCTTACCAACAATGTCTTCGGCAACCTTGTAGTAGTAGTCCGAATTACGGGCAGTTGGCTCATCCGGCCAGGCGTTACCGGATGCCTCGCAGAACTTCGGCAGGTCCCAGTGAAGGCCATTCTTGGTGACCAGGACCAGCCAATAACGGATGGAGCGGGATGCGTGGTCACCCTCGTTAACAATGAAGTCCACCGTGTACATGGCCTTGCCCTTCTTGGACTCCCCCAGCTCACAGGCATCGACAGTCACCTTGTACTGGCCTTCGGGAAGAGGCTCAAAGCTAAGGGACTCGGCGACTTCCAGGTTCATCAGTTCGTCAAAGTTAATCATGGTCAGTTCTCCTTCTTGTTGGTGTTGTATTCTTCGATGGTCTCAGGGAGCCACCCGTAGGTGACTGTACGTTCATGCTGAATGACTGCATCCGGCTGCGGAAAAGTCCCGTTGTTTTCTCGAACTCGATAGAGAATAGTAGTCCTACCGATGCCAGTCTCTTTGGATACATCTTTGATGGACTTGTAGTATTTAGTCATCATTCTCCTTTTCTGGCTTGGTGTCATAATGCTCATGCACCCAGTTCATGATCTTCGACATGGACGGGTTGCCGACCATTGCAGGCATGTTGTCAAACCTGGTCTTAGTAAGGATGTTCGACGGGGCCTTGACGTTCAGAACAGTGATGAGCTGTTCGTTCCCATCTTCTCCCACATCCTCCCAGGTCATGCGACCGATAATATCGAAGATCGACGGGAGCTTCTTGAAGCTCTGCTTGCCTTCAAACGCTGGAGCGATCAGCGACAGTCGTTCAGTCTCGGTGACTTCACGGGACTCGTGCGTGATGCAGATAATGTTCAGCGACAGATCGAAGGCAATCTTGTTGACGAGATCAAGCACCTTGTCATAGGTCGCTGCCCACATTGCAAAGCTGTCATTGGGCTTCGTGGCGGTGAAGTGGACCTTGATAAGTTCCTGAAGTCGGTCGATGGTGTCGATGACGACCGTCTTGAAGGGCACGTCCTTGGCCCCACTAACCTTGAGTAGCAGGTCCGCGAACTCGCTGTATGTCGCAGGCTGGACGACAAGCATGTTGTCCAGATCACCATACTTAGCAGCGGGGGCGGTGCCGCGCTCCAAGTCAATGTAGAGGACTGGTCCCAGCTCTTCGACAGTGCTGGCTGTTGATGCGAGGGAGGTCTTGCCAGTGCCGGAAGGCCCGTAAAGCAGAACCTTCAGCTTCGGGGTGTTCTTCCGTGGGTCGGACACTTCGATCTTCGTCCCCTTGAGGAACGAATCAAACTTTCCCATTGTTTCTCCTTTCTGTTATCGCTTGAACGTGCAGTAATAACAGCCTGCATGGCTGTCGAGTTCTTCAAGGTTGTCCCGGTTTTCGGTGGCCCACTTGAAGATTTGATTAGCACGCTCAAGAACATTGAGTGCAGCTTCACGGTTGTACTTGAAGCACAGCTCGTGGCTTGCCGTCATGACAGATTCTACCGTACAGTCTCGTGGGAACAAAATCAGTGAGGTGTGATTTACCTCATAGCCAGCGTTCTCCATACCAAGACCGTACAACATCATTTGATAGTAATACTTCTTGAGCTGACCTTCGGTCAGCGAGTCTGAGTAGAACTCAGGGTTACGTTCTTCATCGAAGAACGTTGCAGACGAAAACGCCTTGATCTTCTTCTTCGACAGAACCTTGTAATCGACAACGTGCCCTGTCGCAGTATCAAACCCATCAGCAGTGCCACGAATTGCACCATACCCTTCGATCTCTCCCACCGTAACCTTGGTTTCCTTCAAGTACCCTTCGAGGCCAATCGTGTTCTCAAGATACAAGTGGAACGCCGTCCCAATCATCGGTGCGAGAGGATAGTTCTTCTCTTCCTGGTGGACTCCCAGCAGCTTTTCAGCCAAGCAACGCTCACACAGGTCCCCCAGTTCAGACGGGCCAACCTTACGCTGCTTGTCGCGTTCCGAGGGCTTAGTCAGCTCCCGGATAATGTTGTCGTATATTTCACTCATTCTTTGCCCATTCCTTGTACTGCTCTTCCTTCATGACATGAAGGTTCCAAGCGTAATAATGGAGGTCATCTAGTGGCGATTCAATGAAAACCAGAAAGTCGCCTTCCTCAATGACCTTCCACATCTCACGTGTCCCGAAGAGCGGGATACACGAAGTGTGGCGCATGATCTTATTCGAGCCAGAATTAACCTCCCATCGTGTCTTACTCACCTTGTCCCGTTCAATGTCAGTAAACATGAACCCAGGTGGAACCAGGATGACTAACTTATTCTTCCCCACGATGGACCCCCTTCGACAGGCCGCTCAGGAGAGCTGTCGCCTCGCTAGAGTTTCGGTAGTCCCCCAGGTAGACAACCTCCACGATCTCAGGACAGGACGAGATGAGGTGAGCGCAACCCTGACAGGGATAGTGAGTCACGTATAGCGTGTACTCGCTCCCATGTTCCTTCATCTTCCTGATCGCGTTACGTTCCGCGTGAACGGTGTTCACGCAATGGTTGTCCACAATCCGGTGGCCTCCCGTGTCGCACGGCTCAAGGCCGTGGGGTGTTTCGTTGAACGCGCGAGACACCACCTGTCCCGTTGCACGATCAACGATCACACACCCCACATGTGCCCGGTCGCAGCGGGACTTAGCGGCCTCGTCCCGCGCCGCCTGAATGTACTGCTTCACTTGGAAAGAATCTCCCGCTGTTCACGAGTCATGCACTCAGACCATGCAAGAATCTTACGGGCGAAGTCAGAGAAACCACCACTGTCGTTCAGCAACCCAGGCATGTTCTTCTTGTAGTATCCCTGGAACGCGAACCTATCTCCCGCCTTGTATCGCAGCAGACGACACAGGGCAGACGTACGGGACACAACCATGTTGTCGTCCCCGTCGTTGATCAGCGCAAGCAAGGCCATGCCATTCAGACGGTAGATGAACTTGAACTCGTCCGGCTCAGGGATGTCGGCAATGTCAAAGCCGCACTCGTTATTCACATGGTCAACCCACATGATCGACAGGTCCATCGGCTTAGCGTCAGCAATGTTGATGTGCGCCGACACCATCTCACGAGCGTTGCACTTCAGGTCTTCCACAGACGGGACGGTGAACACACGGTTGTCGAACGGGTCAACAACCAACATCTCGTCCTGTCCGGTCCAGCGCTGAGCGCAGACCTGGCCCTTGTCTCCAAGCAGACGCAGCTTGCCACCCGGCAGGGTGCCAGTACCAACGACAGTGCCACTAGGCGAGGTCACGAGGCCGTCTTCAATTGGAAGATACTCTCGCTGGACATAGCGGTTAGGAAGGTTCTCCCAACCAAAGCCAAGGATAGGCGCGTAGATTTCCTTAATCGTGATTGGCAATTGTTTCTCCCTTTTCGTAGTAATGCAGTTCAATGACAGGAATGTACTGTCGAGTTATGTAGTCATGCTGACTGTGGTAATAGTATCGTACATTGCCGAAGTCAATTGACACAGAGCGGTCTGTGAACAGAGATTCCTTGTTTTTGGTCGGGTACCACAGGTGGGTGTCCTGCTTGTCGGCAAAAGACACACCATTAGCCCCTTCCCGTGCGTCGAGTGACACATATGTATCCCACTTAGGGTCAAGCACGTGGATACACACAACACTACCGTCCGTGAACTTCAGCCACGCCTCGTTACCTTTCTGCTCCCACTTTTCCACACTATTCTTCAGCAGGTTCGCTACCGTCTTGTGGTTGAACTGAATAACCTGCATGGCTCAGTCTTCCCTCTTAGCGATGGAGCGGAGAATCAGCACGATGACAGCCATGCAGATCACCAGGGCCAGAACGAGAATGATATTCAGTGCCAGGTAGGCGATGAACGCCCACACAACCCACATGAAATAGGCAGGGAACCAGACACCTGTAATCGTGAACGCAAGGCAGAACACAAGCAGAATGTAGCGCCCGTAGCCCGGCTTCTTCATGGTGTCCCGCATCGTGTTGAGTGCGTTGTTGTAGGCAGTCATGCCCTGGTTGTAGTAGTCAGACAATTTATTCTCCTTCAGTTTGTTGGTTTGTTGTTTCAGTATTAGATTAGTCCAGATGCCTTCAGCTTGTCAAAACGTTCCTGCAATCGTCCCAGCACGCGGTCATCCACCGTGTCAGTCGCCTGAATCAGGAAACGGTTAACAGGCTGTGTCTGCCCTTGTCGGTTGAGTCGTCCCGTCGCCTGTTCGTTAATCACCAAGCTGTTAGACTGACTCAGCCATATCTCAGTATGACAGACTCGCTGAAGTCCGTCAACCCCCTCCGACATGGCCTCGTGCTGTGCGACAATGACGCGCACATCCCCGTTAATCATGGCATGGAAGTCACCACGGGACTTGCCAGACACTTCAATAGCCTTGATTCCGGCTTTCTTCAGACGGTACAGCGCCGCCTTAATGAACTTCTGGCTATGCACCCACACGACGACAGGTTCTTCTTCAGGTAGGTCCGCAATAATATCCATCATTGCATCCAGCTTGGAAGACTTGCAGTCCTCCTTGTAATCGACAGCCCCATCCTCGTTGAACGAGGGGACTCCCAGAGTCATCTGTCGCAGACGAAGGTCAAGCTCCATCGGGATGCTCAGCGCGAGCGGGTATTCTCCCAGGAACGTGAGTGCCTTCTGTTCTAGATCGTCGTACGCCTTGCGTTGCGCGCGGGACAGTTCGACTTCCACGCGGTGAATGATCACGCCGGGCAGCTCAGGGTTGGCCTCGGCCTGTGAGACTTCATGATAGGACGGCGCGCCGCGTCGGACCATGCCGGGGGAACGTTCTCCCGAAAAGTCTTTGCCGTATGCGCTCCAAGGGTTGACTTCCACCTTGAAGAACTTTTCGCAAAAGTCCCAGTAACCACCATAGTGGTTAGGCCATAGGAACTTCAACGCCGCCCAAATGTTGCAGGGCTTGTTCCCAGCGGGCGTTGCCGACAGTGCGAGGCGATACTGCGCTTTAATGTGTCGTGCCACGTCAAAGTTCAGGGAGGAATGGTTGCACGCGCGGTGCCATTCATCGGCAATAACCATCCCAAACTCTACACCGTAGAACGGCTTAGCCATACTCTTGAAGACGTACTTTTTCGCGCGCCCGTCCCACCGCTTTTCTTTATTACGGGACCGCATCAGCTCCCACGTAATAAAGTACACGCCGGGTACATGGTTTTCCAGATCGTCCCACACTGCAAGCGCGGCCTTGGTTTTCTTACCAGACAGCGTGCGCATGTCAATGCCCGCAAGCGTCTTCCAGTGGGAGCGCCAACCGGACTCGGTACGGACAGGGGCGACAATGAGGATAATCTGTTCCCCGATAGTGTCCCCGAAAGCGTTAAGCGCGTTCCACACGCTCATTGCTGTCTTGCCCGTACCAAGGCCTGCGCCTACCAGGCCCGTGTACGGCGTTTTACTGTTCGCCAGTCCTTCCAGTACACGTTCCTGGTAATGGCGCGGCTTGAATGTCATTTAGTGAGTCTCCCTAATCATGTTGATCTGTTCCTTAGTCAGACGTGCTAGGATACGCGGCCCGGCAATAACCCCGATACCCATATCAAAGTCACACGACACAACGATACCTGTCCCATCTGCCAGTACTTGAATATAGGCATTATCCATTAGTCAAGCTCCCTCGCAATAACAGTGGCGTAGAACACACCATCCCGGACAATGCCTTCCGCGTATTCAGTTTCGTACAGACTGTCCCTATCGAACGTTGCGACAATATCGGTAGGCAGTTCGACAGCCGTGTCAGGCTCCACAACTAGCATCTCTTCAGCTTGAATCCACATAAACGTACCATTCTGCGGGTGCTTGTCGTAGTCAACAAAACCAAACTCTTTGACCTTATCGGTAAGCCACTCCCAGAACATGTCGCTATTGTCCCAGTAGTCCCACGCGTTGTAGTAGTCCGTCTCGCTATCCTTGGAGCGCGGGTAGTCCCCAATCTCACGCGCACAGAACAGCTCATCGAACGTGTCGCGTTCACATTCGTGCCAACAGAAAACCCCGTCCAATACGTAATGTGCAAACATTTTGATCACTCACTTTCACTTTCGATATAAATTGACATGCCGTTAGGCAGTTCAACCTCGGCTCCCACGCCTAGGTTTTTGTGGATAATCTCGGCGGCGCGCATCTGTCGTACCGCCTCAAGCCACATGGTTGAATATTCTTGCAGTTCCTGTTCCTCAAGGGAACGGGCGATATTCTCAACCTGTTCGACAGTGACGATATCGCCCGTCCCGTAGTTCTCCCAATTCATCGGAAAGTCGCGTACGTGTCGCTAACGGTAGTAGCGGGTCCCAGATCAATAAGATCAAGCGCGGCAAGTTTGCGAGTGTTGAGCTTAGGCTTGTCGTACACACTGTCTCGCACGGCCTTAGGCAGTTTCTTAAACGCCGGGAGGGCTTCAACCGCCGTCGCGTTAATCGTCTGTCGCACGGCAAACGTAACGCGCGTGTCGCCTACCTGAATCTTATCGCCCGCGTTGAACTGTGCACACAGCTCTGCCTTGAGTGCGTCGCGTGCCTCGGTCAGGGCGCTAATCTCTGCGTTGAGCTTGGTAATCTTGTTGACAAGGTTTTCAGTGTTCATTGTTGTTCTCACTTTCGTTGTTGTTATCAGTTGTAATCGTCTTGCCCGTGTACTAAGCCATAATCCATACCGACCTCCCACGCGGGGATAACAGTTGGTAGCGGCTTAGGCGCTACGGGTAGGGCCATTAAATCTTCCAGGTTAATTGTCATGCTTGTTGTCTTCCTGTTCGCGCTTGTAACAGTAGAAGCCTACCGGGACAAGCATTGCCAAGAATAGGAATATATAGTAGATACTGCCAGCACCATTCGCCATATTGTTTTCTCCCACTTTCTCACATATAGTTTTCGGTGTAGTACTTGATAGCGTCTTCCTCGGACTCAGCATAGATACCCGCCAGAGAGTCACCTGTAGTTTCGTCGGACACAACCCACACATAGCCATCAGCCCAAAGAGAGTATTCATGCACCCATGACTCACAAGGGTTAGTAGGATACACTTCCTTGCGGAACGCGGCGGCGAACAGCCTGTCCGCATCCATAGAGTGGTAACCGATAAATACCCAATAGTCAGGGCAAAGATTCTCCCATTCTTCCTGGGTAGGCGTACGACCATGTTCCTCATGAAAGTTGTCAAGTGCGTGCATTGCCGGGCAGTCCGTTTCGGCGGGGTGGTGAATGATGCAACCATGTGGTCCTCCAATAATACACAGTGCGTTTTCGTCGTCCACCCATTCAGAAGGGCACTCAGCGTCAATATCTTGAGTCACTTGGAAAGTGTGTCCGTTATACTCCCATTCATCGGGAACGGTGACAGTGTGTGCGAACTGTGTCTGAATCATTGTTTTCACCTTTCGGCTTGGTTGGTTTGTTTTCCGATAATTAAAGACTAGCAGGTTGGCAGTCATTCTGCAATGTGAACTACGTCACATGTCTGTTCGTCTTGGTCCCAGATAAACATATGCGCGTACCCGTGCAAGTAGCGCAGTTCATCTAGCGTATCTCCCTCGCTATCTGACTGCCAGTACCAATAGATACTGTTGTCATGAGTGTTTGTGAGACAACGCCACACATAACCCTCAATGTTCACATACACGCCGCTAGGCTCATTCTCAGAGAACAAGTCAAGTAGTCCCACAAACTCATAGCCACGCTCAGTAAACCACGGGTTAATTAGCGACAGGTCCCACCCTGTCTTAGGGTCAACATACCCGGCTAAGTGTTCCTGCATGGATTCTAGCGGGTAGTAACGGTCACTAATGACATTCAGCAATTCTTCCCACATGTTAGAACCCCCTCATATAATCAATTACGATAATGGCACACAAACCACATATAAACGCGCTAAACATACTTAAAAAACAAAGTATGTTAGTTTTCGCCCTAGTACCCGCATAAACAAACCAGATCATAGCCATAATACCCAGTAGGATAACCACCAACATTTTGTTACTCACTTTCTGTAAAGTATATTACGTCTTCCAAGTAATTGATAGCGTTGTGCATTACGTAACTTTCCCATTCATTGTGATTATCAGGATTCCCACCGTCTTCCAGATAGTTATCCCACAATGCGTCTTCAATATCGCAATTATAGAACTTTCGTCCCTTGTAGTGCAACATTGGGTCACTTTGGGAACCTCGCCACTCAAAGCCGATACCCTCAATTCCATATCAATTAGGCAACATATTAGTTCTCGCTTTCTTCCAGTTCCTTAGCTAATTCATAGATAGCGGCCTCAAACATAGCCTGTTTAAGATTTTTCCAAGCATCCCCATAACGAGGTTTTACAGGCCATTCAGGGATAGTCATGTTAGTTCTCACTTCCGTTAGGCTTAAACAGGTAAGACTCGCAATAAACTTCCAATGTGTCGCAACCCTCTTCCAACCAACCGATACCATGCATGTCCGTTTCAATTTCGGCGGCAGGCACGCACTTCCAACCCTCGTTAACGACAGTCTCATTAACGACATCGTAGAGTGCATCCGCCACTGTTTCGGCCATTGCGCTAATACGTGCGTTAGCGACCATTGCGCGCCTACGGTCAGGGTCCCGCTCGATATCGTAGTCAGGGTTAAGGTATTCCCATTCATCCGGCCTACCCATCTTGTCCCATGCGAGGAACACATTAGCGTCGTTGCACCAACCCCCGGTCAGAGTGCAAACATCGTCCCAAATCTCGCTACCGTAAACGTTACCGTTGATAACATCAGCGGCAAACTCTACAGTCAGCTCAGGGTAGAGTAGGGCCTTAGCTACCCCGTATGCGTATTCATTGCACATGGTTTTACCTCTCGGTGTTGTTGTTGTTCGCTAACCACCTTGGTTAGCATCGTACCCGGCGCGGGAGTTGAACCCACATTTACCTACCGACAGGGCCGGGTTGCCCGTTAGGGCGTTAGTTAGGCTTCAATCTCGCTCATGACTACCGCATCCGACAGCCCATCAAGGGCGGTCACTACCGCGTCAATAGCGGCAAGCACGCTGGGATTATCGCCGTAGTCGGCTCCCATCTTTCGGAAGGTAATCTTAGCAGCGGTAGCGGCCTTGATAACGGTCATGGTATCCTTGTTGATTCGCATTTGAGTTGTCTCTCTTTCTGTCGTTGGTTTGTTGATATTTCTAGTGTAGGTTGTTGGTAGGCTATTGTCAAGTTGTCAGAGTGTGGCGTGCATCACAGGCACTAGTGTTGCGTCGGCAAAGTTAGTCATAGGATGCGCGCGCATACTCTCGAAAGTCTGCCAGTCAGGGCGCATGTTGTCCCGCCACATGCTGATAATCTTCCCAATGACTCGTTTCTCATGTGGCGTTAGCGTAACGTCCTTGTAAACGTAGACAACGCCACTAGGATTAAACTTGAAGATAATTTCGGTTGTTTCCTCCCTAGCTACCCAGTAGCTAATCCAATTGCGCGCTAGGTCATTGTGATTCATCGTTAGGTACAACTTAGAACCAAGTTGCACAGACTCGCTAATGATCTGGTTAGGATACACCGACAACAAGGCGTTGTTAATAGTCATTTAGGCGACCTCCCTAACGTTGATAAACTGTTCGCCGTTACCGTGAATAGTCTCTTTGTCGCACTCATGGTCGCACGCCTTATAGAGTGCGTCCCAGTCAACACGCCCAACCATTGCCGACACAAAGCGGCGTAGGTGCTTGCTAGTGGTGGTGGAATGGTGGAAAGCGTCACGATGGACAAACGTATCCCAGTCACCATTTTCGTTCTTGTTCACAACTGCAACGCGCGTTGTGTAAGAATACACGTCAAAACGGCAATTGGTAAACGGGTGGTTATGGTTCGCAGCAATGTTGAAGTTCTTAGCGATAGGTAGGAACCCATCACCAACGCGGCCAGCAATAATGTCATACGCGGCGCTATCAATATCGTCGAGAATACCCATTGTCTTTGTCTTTCTGTGTTGTTGGTCAGTACTGCCAACCGTCACGGTTGGTATCGGTCGCAAACTCTCGCAGTGTCGCGCCCGTAGGGTAGTAATCGCCCCACGCTTCCATATCGCGCGCGATACGGTCCATTTCGCGGCGCTCACGGGCGCGGATGCGCTTGCTCAGGTCACGGCGGGCCTTCGTGTAGGGAGAGTGTTCGCGGGCGAACTCGGACGGATGCCACGCCGCCCCGCGTGCTTCCTTAACGTGCCAAGGGTCGGTCTTGAAAGTGTGTGCCATGATAATTAACCTTTCGGTTTGTTGTTGGTTTGTGCGCTTGTTGCGCATCGTTCCCTAGGGTGGAATTGAACCACCATGAAACTTGCCACTAAGCTAGGGAAGTTGAAGACTATTAGTCTTCGTATGTGTACGAAGTGACCTCACGCGGGCCTGTGTAGTAGCTGAAATGGTAAACGCGCCGTTCACTTCCATCGGGACTAGGGACAGTCACACTCACGGGCAGATAGCCATATGAAGTGTAGGCATATCCACGTCGCTCACCCGGAAACTTTGCACTGAAGAAAAATGCTAGGTTGTGTGGCTTGAAGTCTTCTTCAGTAACATCGTGTCGGACTTTCGACCAGCGCCCGCTAGGGGTGCGGTATTCAATCCAACGGGTAACGGTTGCGTGGGTTGTGTCTCGCATTTTGAGTGTCTTTCTGTGTGTGCTGTTACTTCAAGTGCTTAGCGAACTGATTAAGCGCTTCAAGTAGGTTATGTGCCTCTCTGTACTCAGACGGCGATAGGCCAAGACGGCCTGTTTCCACTGCGACAGTGAGTTTAATCGCAAAGTTAAGCGCGCTGTCGAATGTTTCTTTGCGCTTAGCTTCAACTGCCCTAGCGCGTTCAATTTCGCCTAGCGCTGTTCGCAGGGCAATTTCGCGTCCTTCTACCGCGCCGATCATTTCGGCATCGCCTTGGTTGAGAATTGCGTCTGTCTCAATTTCTGCGAGACGCTTAAGCGTGTCATAGTCACATGCAAACGAATGGATCATTTTAACCCCTTGGTTGTGTGTGTGTGTGTGTGTGTGCGATCAAAAAATTTGGTGAGCCGGTTAGGAATTGAACCTAACCACCGTGTGTTTGCGCGGCACATTCTAGTGGCCCTTGAAGTACGCGATACGGTAAGCGGCTACTAAGTGCATCAGCGTCTGACCGGCGCGGGCATAAGCAATGCCGTCAACATCACTGTTAGGGCTTGCACCCTAACCCCGCGTTTAATGTAGTTCACAAAGACCATTCGGGTCAAGGCTAATAGGCTTAATCGCGCTTATTAGTGTTCGCGCTTTAGGCTGTTTCCCTTGCCGATAAATAAAGATTAGCAAGGCGCTAGGTATCTGTCAACTTGATAATGTGTGCTGTGCGTCACATTGTTTAAGGGTTGGCGTTAGCGGGTAGGGAATAAGGAACCGCGCGCGTAGTAGCACCCTGGTTGTGAGTTGTCAATAGCTAGGTTATGTGTTGTGTGCGACAGTGCTTGTGTCGTTTGTGCACAAGGTGAGGGCGGTGACCCTGGCAGTTTATACCCTGTAGTGAGTAAATGTCAATAGCCTTAGCATGTGTCGTTGGTCATATTGTGGGGCGTGTCGTTGGTTAGGGGCGGGGGTGTAAAGACACGCGACAGCCGCCGGCCTTGTGTTGTGTCGTTACTAGACATCTCACAGTGTGGATACTTTTTGTGTTTGGGTTGCATGTTGTTGGTTGGTGTGCTACACACGTGCGCATGTGCGAGCATGGGACGGGTTGGTAGGTGGGTGTAGGTGGTTAGCATCGTGTTTAAGGGGTCTAGAGAGCGTTTTAAGGGCATTAGAGGGGTGTAGGGGTATGTGGGTAGCCTTGAGGGGGTGCTAGGGCCTTAGAAGTGGGTTTTAGGAAATGACAGGACAATTTAAGAAGGTAAGGGAAGGTAAAGAAGGTAAAGGGAAGGTAAAAAGAGTAAAGGAAGGTAAAGGAAGGTAAAGAGAAGGTAAAAAGCAAAGGACGAAAGGTAAAGCCGAGGTAAAGAACGGAAAGAGAAGGCAAAGGAAAGTAAAGAGATAGTAAAGGAAACAGGGAAAAAGGGGGAAAAGTAAAGGGAAGGTAAAGACTAACACGTGTTAGGTAAAGGAATAGTAAAATAAGGTCGCGCGTATTTAACTTTATTAATATATAAATAATAATGATAATATAATAATAAAATAATATAGTATAGATATAGATAGTTACTAATAATGTTTATTTATCCTAGATATTACACGTTAATAAATTAGTTATTGTGTGTAAATAATATTCTTAGTGTGTAGAAAAAATAGGGGACTACGCGAGGCGAGTTAGGGGCGGTGAGTATGATGCTAGTTCGTTGCAGTTGATGCTAGTTCGTTGCAATTGATGAGGGGGTAACGAGGTAAGGCAAGGGTAAGCTAGGTTAGGTGAGGGGTAGTTAAGTTAGGTAAGCCTAAGTTAGGGGGAGGGTAGTTAGGTTAGGTATACCTAAGTTTTGTTAGGGGGTTTGGGTCCGTGGTTGGTATGTGTTGGGCGTGATGCGGGTCACGTTTTGGGTCTGGGTTGGGTCCGAGGATAGGGACCGGGGATAGGGCCGGTTGGCAGGGTAGGGAGCGGGGAGGGTGCTTGACAGGTGGGTAAAACGAGGGCAAAAATAAGCAACTAAAAAATCAAATGCTTAGTAAGTGTAAAGAAGGGGTGGGGTGTCATACCTCTTCGTGTATTTTCTGCATACCCGTTTGTGCATATTCTCCACATACCCCTTCGTGTATTCCCCGCCTATTGGCACATACCCCTTAGTGGGTTAAATCACACGCCACCCTCTTGACTTCTACCATCCCACCCTTCTATACTTAAACCATCAACGAAAGGAGAAAACAACATGGACAACAACATTCAGAAGATGATCGACGGTGCTGTTGAAGAGTTCCAACAGAAGATTGAGGAAATCTTGAAGCCACTGTCGGACACGGAGTTCCGATGTGTCGATAGCAACGGCAAGATTGTTGTTATGGATGCCCTCTCTATCAGACCGGGCACCACAATCCTCATCGGTGATTGGGAGGTTTTTCGCACCACTATTGCGCCTGAGCAAAACCCTTGGGTGGACTACACAGGTAAAACCTACACGTGTGTCGAGTTCGTTAAGATGCTGCGAAACCAACCACACACGCCGAGGATTGTGCATAAGGGGCTGTGACATGCTGCTTGGAATTATTTACTGTTTCTTTGCTCTACTGTGGGCTGGTATGGTATTTCTGCTCGGCTACTGCTGTTATGACTGCCGAGACATTATCAGTAGGCCCGTGTTGTTCTTTCTGGGACTCGCTATCTTCTGCGCGCTGATTGAGTTCATCTTGCTCACGGGTATTGGTGTCGCAATGATCGCGGGGTACCACTAATGTGGGCTCTACGTAATCTGAGCAGCGGTGCCTGCATCCGTGTCGAACGACTACACAAGTCATTTTTCCTCGTTCTGGGTGAGCTAACCTACTATTGGTTAGACAACAAGGGCAACTACTACAGCGAAGACACTATGGAGCAGCTGTGTCGTACTTACCCGTTTGAGGTCATCGACCAAGGCCATAGGGTTTTCAACTAAAAACATCACAAGGAAGGAAACGAAAAATGCAGACGATTGAAGAAACACTGGCGAAGTACACCAAGGAGCACATTAAGCTAGAAGTTGTAACCAACGCGGTTTTTGCTGCAAGGTTGGGTATGCGTGCTGTTCTGTACGACAATGAAGAACCTTTTAAGCTGTACAACTTTGGTGGCAAGCACACGGATACCATGATCAAGACCCCTGATGACCTGCGGGACATGACCGCTGGCTCGATTATCGTGATCACCGGAGTTGAATGGATGCTGCGGAACGACGGTTGGGTGAGTGGCTACGGAGGAGACCGCACTCATGATGAGATGTTCGTGAGTATGTTGCGTCATCGTGACCACGTGTTCTTGCTGCATAAGGGTTACTAATGGCTCAGCTAATAAGACGCGGGTTTGATTTATCGCCCGAAGGCATTGCGAGGCTGTGCTTTGATTTGTCTGTGCCTGCCCGTCTTGCTGTTCTCAATGAGCTGGACTTGGCTTGGAACGAGACGGAGCCTTTCGAGGTAGAGGTTGAAATACCACTTGATTGGCACCCCCATACCCATGTTCTAACCGTAGCGGTTGACCCCACTACTCAACAAGTTACTATTGAAAGGAGAATTGGTAATGAGCGTTTTGCATCTTGTCCTGACTGTCGTGTGGCTGTTTGTTAGCGTCGCTTTCGCATTGCTTGCACGGTTCAAGCATAAGTTGGATATGGGCTTTAGAATCTGGCCCGATGTACTGGCCTCCGTTAGCGCCGGTGTTGTCGCAATTTGCTACATCGTGCAAATTGCATTGGAGGTAGCAGCATAATGTTTACTATTACGCAAATTGTTATCGTTTGTGCGTGGTTCGCTATGTGGGCTGTTAACTCGAAGATGTTTCGTAATGGGCCGAAGCGGGACCAAAACCACATGATTAACGCTGTGTTGGACACTGGCTGTGTCGTTCTTCTTATTAGCCTTCTTGTGAGGTTTGTAGAATCATGAGGCACCCTATTGAATTGGCAGCGTGGTTCTTCCGTAGAGGCGAGTTTGTCCTTGGCAATGATGTGCTGAAGGATGAGTACGGTGTCGAGTACAACCGTCCAGGCCAGGCAGAGTACTTAGCAATCTACAGAGACAATCCGGGTGCGCGGGCTATCAACGAGTCATTGAAATATGTTGCGGAGATGTACGGTTGCCTGACGTGCCTAACATCTGATGCATACATAGGCCAGCTCACTATTGTTGGTGAAGAAGACTCGATCAGTCTTCTAAAGCACGTGTGGAGGGTTGCCCTCTCAGATGAGTATGGCTACGATGCCATGCTGAAGAAACGTGTGTTGGATGCCAATATTCAGGGAGCTGTCGAATACAGGAAGTGGGCCTATGACTACATTCTTGGCTTCTTTGAGGGTTTAGCTGGCAATCCTGATGCAGAGCATCTTCCAGGGTTTAGTAAGCATCCACGTATTCTCGGTATGCTCGATGGTTTTGACAGCATAGAACAGTATGAAAGAAAGGACACAAAATGCTAGTGACAGTTGATACTGAACATATTGATCTGGTTCATAACACGGAGGTGCTTGAGGCTGCTCTGGATGAACTTCCTGCCGGTTGGATTGTTGACCTTGAGTTTTTCGAGAAAGGCACTTTCAGCTTTGTGAAGACCTATGATGATTGGTTTATCCCTTCAGACAATGACTTTTCACTGAAAAGTAGGACTTATTTTATCGACACCATCCAAGGCGATAACCACTTGAAGAAGGAGGCAATGTCTGTCGCCTTCCGACAGCCGGAGATTAACGACATTGCCGAGCGACACAACAATGCACTGCAAAAGTGCCGGGATGCTGTGAACGGTGAGACGGTTCTGGACGGAAGGTTTATCAAGTACCGTAACTTCTTCCTTGATACGGAGAACGATCTCAAACCCATTGGTTTGCTGGCTGTCGCAAACAACATCTTCTTGAAGGAATACCAAGACGACCACAGCTTTATGAGCTTGTTTACAAAGGAGACAAAATGAAGAAGAGTAAGATTATCGGGTCTGTCGTTGCTATTTCTGCGGCGCTTTCACTGGCTGCGTGTAACGCGGCTGATACGGCTTCCCGGAACATCAGCTACGAGAGCGACAACTTCAAGGTGATGCGGCGCATTGTGTTCGTCAATGGCATTACGGACAAGTACCTTCTGTCGATTGAGGGTTTGTGCTCGATCACGAAGGATAAGGAAGATAACCAGCTGGAAGTCACCTGCAAGACGGCCAACAGTGAGTACAAGAAGCACTATCTGGGTATTTCAGATAATGTGACGTACTTTGTGGAGCAGATGGACGGCTCTGATGTCGATACGTTCCACTACAAGGTTGCTTTCCGACCTGAAGAACTGCTGCCGGACATTGACCTTCAGACGAGCGGAGATGAGAACTGATGATTGGTCCTGCTGAGGAAATCTACGTACTTTTCGATAAGAATACTGGCGACATTAGGACCGGCAGTGGTAAGCGCGGGTATAAGGTGGTTCATGCCTACTTGTCTGAGAAGATGGGTTGGGGTGCGATTGGCCGTATTGCGCAGTTTACCGAAGAGGCGCGGGACGATTACGCGGTTGCTAAGTATCGTCTTGTTGAAGTAAAGGAGACCCGAGAATGACTGACGGAATGAGGTATATTGGTGTTGGTGAGTATGGTGTTTTTGAGGACGATCTGAAGGAACTGATGGAGGCTAGAGTCATTGTGACTGCTGCCAACGAGCTTGGCCTCTTTGATGGAGTGGACTTTGGCAACACCCTCGCTGAATTGTATCCTGGTTTGGGTGAAACACCTTATGATGTCGCCGATTCATTGGTGGCCTCTATAGAGTAACCCACTTCACACTCGTCTAGTGTTGCATGTCTTCTTGTTGCTGTGCTAGACTAGTCACTACCAGTTGATGGATCTCTGATCCGATAAAACCCCTGTGCTTGGCTTAAGGTACAGGGGTTTTATTTTGCCCTCACAATGGTGTGGTACACGTCACGCTGTTACTTGTTGACAGGTGTGGCAGAGTGGATTAGTATAAATACATCGGCAGCGAAGAAAGGAGAAACAAATGGATAAGGGTGAGCTTGCAATTATTCAGGAGCTTAGCGCTCTTGCACATATGCGGTGGAGAAAGAGCTGTGAGCAGCAATATCCAGATGAGCCGCCTAGACCTGATTTGGGTTGGCATAAGATGGTGACTCTTATTGATACTCTGGTCGCCTTAAGGGAAAGTGAATGGGCTATGTAATGGCAACATTTGGACATTCTCTGCTTCAAGAGATTTTTAATATTGCAACTAGCGAATACAGCAATAACCCATCTAACATGAGTTGGTTCACTGTGAAGGGATACGCTGAAGCGCTACTTGCATTGGAGGAACAATGCTGAGTATTGCAGAAATCTACGACCTTCTTGAATCAGCTTGCGACAACGCACAGGAAGATGACAGTCCTGCCATTAACGTGCCGGGCCTCGGTGATGTCGATCTCGCTGATGTGAAGAAGCTGAAGTGGAACTCGATCACCTTTAAGCGACGCAGCAAGTTGTGGTTCGTAACAGGAAGAATCGTAATGATCGCCCTGTATGACTACGAAATGGCTTACCTGATCAACAACAGCGATAAGCAAGCAATTATTCTTGAAATGAAAGGAGAGGAATAATGCGTGCAAGAACAACTAAAGACTGCTACTGCTATACCTGTGATAGGGAGTTTAACTATCTTGGTATTGCTAGTCATAGGGCTTCACATCGACGTAAGCGAGAAGATTGCGTCATTGAGTTTACGTACGGGAATATTGGGAGTTGGAAATATTCTGAACTAGAAGAGGGAGAGTGGTTATGAACAGTGGTGAGCTGCAATTCGTAAAGGCTATTTACTCGGTTGCTAAGAAGTGCTACAACGATAGTATTGAACCTCTGCACCCTTGCGAGCGCCCCGGAGAAAGAGAAGATAAGGACTGGTTCAAGGTGAAGTCCTACGCTGAAGCACTGATCGAACTTGCAAAGGAGAACGATAATGGCTAACAATGAGTTTACTAAGCTCTACAACGAAACGCGGGCAAAGCGTGATGAGCTATATAACATGCCTATTACCAAGCTAAAGGTGTGGTTCGTAGAGGAAAATGGTCTCGGTAACGTTGGTGATGTCGAGTCCTGCCGGGACTTCACGCTTATCACAGACCGAGGCAGTGTCGTTATTTCGGGTACTCTTGGCCCATTCCTGAAGGTCAACGATGGTTTCTGGATTCGTACTGCACCGTCTGTTTCTAAGAAGCTGTGGAGTGATCTCGACCTTGTTAATCAACTCATCCTAGAGTACGAGGATAACGAGTATATCACTACCATTATCGACCCTGGGTTGTGACACACAACACTTAGTATGGGTTGACAGCTCAGAAACGGTGACTCTATACTAAACGCATAACTGAATAGCCTCTAGGGATTGTTATTCAACTACAACAGTCGCTTCGCCAACCTAGAGGCATACCCCTTGTGGCGGAACAGGCAGACGCGCTCGGCTCAAAACCGGGTTCCGAAAGGAGTGTGAGTTCGACTCTCACCGAGGGGACCACCAAGCACCGGACGATGCTGGATGATTAGGCCCTGGATGCCTGCCTCTCTGATCAAGAGGCCGTGCCGGTTGCCGTGACGGGGGTCACGTGCGCGGTAGCACCGTAGGACTGACACTCTTTGGGTGATGGTTTTTGTTTCGTCAGTCAATAGCACCCCCTCCAACGGAATGTAGCGCAGTAGGTAGCGCACCTGGTTTGGGACCAGGGGGCCGTGAGTTCGAGTCTCACCATTCCGACAGCTTCAGGCTGGTGTAGTGGCAGCATACTGGGGTATAGGCCCCGGAGGCTCGGGTTCGATTCCCGGCCCTGAAGCACATAATCCCAGATAGTGTAATGGCAGCACGGCAGGTTTTGGCCCTGTCGGACTAGGTTCGAGTCCTAGTCTGGGAGCGCTTGACGATGAGGTTTGCCCGATAGCACAAAGTGTCATGACCAAGACACCCTCATCGAAGGGCTGGGTTGCACTGGTCATGTAACAAGCTGCTTAGTGTTAGGGGTTCAGCACGCTGAGTAAGACTCAGAGGGACAGGTTCGAGTCCTGTAGCAGCACGACAGAAAGGAGAAACAAAATGAAGCTACGACTTACTAACTTCGACTCAAACACCTACGAAGACACTAACGGTTCGTGTGACATGTGTATGTATACAGGTACGCTCGACCACCCTGAGTACACCTTTACCACCAGTTTCGGTGAAAGCTATACTATCGCGGGCTGGTGGTTCGACTGGGGGCACCTTACGACAATTAACATCAATCTTCCTGTGTTCACAACTTGGTTGCATGACGCTGAGTTCAAGGAACCAACAGAGCTTATTGAAGAAAATAAGGAATATGATTGGCTTTCGGATAAGCGCTTCTGGGATGGGTTTCTACTGGATGTTCTTAAGGCAGCTCAGTGGTGCAGCAACGAGGAAGAACTCAATGAAGAACTCGACTGGGCGCTGAAGGGAGAAAACAATGCTGACTGATGAACAGTTTGACGAGCTTGCGGATAAGCTACTCAAGAAGATCGCACCTAAGCTCGGTGTCGAACTTGAGGAAGATCAGCCTAAGTCTGCCACCATAGTCCGAGACAGGGACGGCGAAGAATATGATCTTGAACAGTGCGCTATCGGACCTTGTGTAATCACGGTTGAAGGTGTTTACTATCTTTTTGTTGAAGAGGGTATCGCGGGTAACGATGACTACAAGGAATACTGGATGAGCACTTGGGGTGATAGGTTCAGCACTAGGCAACTAGCAAGTATCCTTACAGAACTTGGTGGGGACTTCGATGTCATCAATGACTGATACACTGTCCTCGTAACAACAACGACAACCAAGGAGTAACCATGAGCATTGTCGATCTCGCAGTCAAGCTGGGCAAGGCTTTCGAGGGCGCTTACTCGTCCGTCGTCAAGAACGACGAGATGAAGACGACCATCACCCAGGAGGCACGCACCGGCACCTACACGATCACCACGCAGGACGCTGAGCTGATTGCTCTGCTCGACCAGGGCATTGTCGAGAAGCAGGCGATTACGATGGTGAAGCCCCACACCTTTGGTGTCGTGTCTCCTGGTGTCTACACCGTTCCGGGGCATAAGATGCAGGAGATTCTTGAGAATCGTCCGATGGATTATCTGTGATTGACGACCTGAGACAGCGCGCCTCTGATCTCAGGAATAGGTAACTGAAGGGTTCGTCCTTTCGGGTACCGGCCCTTACATGAGGGTTCAAGACTCATCCCCCTATCGACTAACACTCGGTAGGGGGATGATACTATATGTGCATGGCTAAGCAGATTTTCTTCGATGATTTCAACAAAGGTTATGCACTCGACACATCTAAGTGGGCGCCTGCCTTGGGTAAGTTCGACCCCAATAAGGGCACTCAGATGCGATTCACGGATCAATATGTGCGAGTTGTTTATCCGAACACTCTTCAACTGACTGGTGTTGTAGATACAGGTGCTGGCACATATGACCCGCCATTTTTGTCAGGCATGGTGAACACCCGTAAGCCTGATAAAGGGGAGATTCTTTTTCAGGCTAAAGGACAGTTCGTTGTCTCTGTAAAGGCTAAGTTGCCAAGATCACGCTCTTCATGGCCTGGTATTTGGATGACCGGCACTAAAGGTGAGTGGCCTGCTTGTGGTGAGATCGACATCCTTGAAGCTAAGGGCTGGGAGAAGACTAATTACCAAGCTAACGTACACGTTCCGAGGCTCGGGGATGAGAAAAAGAGCCAGCAGAAGCATAAGCAGTTTAGAGATTCTGGTGTTCCTGATGCTGGCACTGTTGATTTAACTAAGGATTACCATCTCTACAGTGTTGCTAAGCTAAATGACAGAGTTGACTTTTACTTTGACGGTGACCTCTGGCATACTGTTAAGTATTCAGAACTTGATATTCCAACACCTTTTACTGACCCTGAGAATGGTTGGATTATTCGGCTGTCCCATATTATTGGTGGTTCGTTTCTTGATTCCGGTGGTACTGAGCCGGGGCACGACCAGTATGTTGATGCGACTAAGTACAAGAGTGATTACCCATCCGCTATGCTTGTTGACTTTGTGCGTGTCGTGAGTCTTGATGAGCCAGGTGACTACACCCCCAACCTGAAAGAAAACTTTATTTATACATATATCGGAGACTCTGGTGGCACTGACCACAATGCGCCTGTGCCACCTACCCCACCGCTGCCGGTTCCACCTTCTCCGCAGCCACCGACACCTGCTCGACCTGAGCCGCCTGTCGTGGTGACTCCAACTCCTGCGCCTGTCCCGGTTCCTAAGCCGAAGGGTGAGCGGGCGAAGGGTGACTGGGTGCGAGAGGAAGATGCGCTGGTCTTCATCATGTTGTGAGTAGAGTCACATTGTTATTTGTTGTGGATTGTTCGGCCTGTCAGCTATGCTTCATGTTGTCAGGCCGAACTACTACGAAAGGAACCAACACTATGAAGCGTTTTCTTGCGACGACCGGTGCCGCACTACTGATGATTACTGCGGCTGCTGCTACTGCCAATGCTGCCGACAACACCGAGATCAAGGCCGAGGTCACGAAGGCTACGTCCTCGTCTCGACAGACCTCTTCTGAGGTCAACGTCGGCGGCACCTGGGCTGTCAATAAGCTCGAAGTCGGGCAGTCTTTCACTGTCTCGACAGTGCCGAACGAGGGCAAGGCTCCGTTCACGTGGGCGGCATCGTTCCCGTTCACTCTGGACGACGGGACCAAGATTGGTGAGTGTTCTGCCAACGAGGCAACGCTGACCTGTACGGTCAAGGAAGTGCCTGAGTCCTACAAGGACAAGACGGATGTTACGGGCACTTGGTGGGCCAAGGCACGTCTTCAGGGTGGTGCGATTGGAACCACCGAGGGTACGATCACACTGAACGGTAAGGCCGTGAAGACACTCGTGTGGGGCGACAAGGAGGGTACGGGAACCTGCACCAATGACTGTTCTTCTCCTGCGCACTACGAGTACGCAAACCCGGAGAACGTGAAGTTCGGCTGGTCTAATGCAGACGGCACGATCTCGTGGGGAATCAAGTGGATTGCAAACGGCGGTGTCGAGTACACCGTGAAGGACTTTGACGCGAAGCTGGGTACGACCGTGAAGTGCGCGAAGTCCGACACGTGGAATCCAGATACGACCGAGGTCATCACTGCCACCCAGGTGGACCCGAACACGATCAAGTTCACTGCCCCTGAAGGCTCTAAGACGTGTGTCACGTACCCACCTGAGCATACTGTCGTTCCTGAAGGTCAGACCTCTGCGACCAACCATGCTGAGGTGAATGGTATGAAGTTGGAGGCTACGGCAACGGTGAAGTCGAACGGCGGTACGAACGGTGACGGCTCTGTGAAGCCGACTCCGGCCCCGGCACCAAGCGTTACGCCTGAGCCTACTCCTACGCCGTCTGAAGACCCGAAGCCTGAGCCGTCTCCGTCTACGCCTGCCCCGGCACATTCTACGGAACCTACCCCGGCTCCTGCGCCTGCGCCTAAGCCTTCTGATGAGCCGCAGTCTGCGCCGTCCGATAAGCCTGCGTCGAAGCCGACACCCACGGCTGTCGAGTCGATGAACAAGCCAACCGTTCAGAACCAGAAGAAGGACAAACTCGCTAAGACGGGTGCTGACTTCCAGACCTTTGTCGTGATCGGCATTGTCGGTGGTTTGGCCGGTGCTGCTGCTCTCACGATTTCGTGGTGCGCCGGTCGCCGTGGACGTGACCGCATCTGAGTGCTACACTGAGAGCGCCTTCCTAATTGATGCAAAGTGCCAGTGCTTTCGGGTGCTGGCACTTTGCTTTACCTTGAAGGTACTGTGACAGCAGTCACAACACTTTAGCTTGTAGTTAACTCTAACACGTATTAACATAGACTGTGTAGAAAGGAGGGCAGAATGTCAGACCCAAGTAAGGTAGTGGAAGGCTGGCTCAAGAAAGTTGGCCGTAGTAGCTTTAGTTACTCAGACAGAACCATCCACCAACCGGAAAGCGTCAAGAAGTTCAACCCCGTTAAGCTGGACTCGACAGTAGAAAAGCTCATCGACAACATCTACAAATGGTGTGGCGGTGAGATAAAGACAAAGCCGCGCTTCAATGATGTCGTCATTTGCCTGAGCCAGTACGTGAGCCGGAACAATAACTACGCGAACAAGCTCGTTCCACACGTACCAGCCCTTGATGACCTTAACTTCATCTGGGATAAAGAATCACGTATTGCTGTGACAAGCGGCGACCCAGTAACATACATGGGCATTAACCGCGAACTCATCAATAAGTGGTATAACACCTATAAAGACCTAGAAACAGACTTCGGACAACTAGCTGACGAAGTTATCTCAGACTGTGTTGTAGCACCAAGCACCCTGAAGTTTGCTAAAGCTGCTGCACTCATGGTTGTACTCAATGAAAGGAGAAAATGATGCGACCACAACGACAGCACCATAATGATGCTGGTTTTGACCTGTCCACGAAGATGCCTGTCATCATCTATCCAGGTGAGGTTATCTATGTGGCGACAGGCTACTACCCTGATAAGCACGACATTCCTGATGGGTCTGTCGGACTCGTCTTTGCACGTTCGTCACTGAGCAAGAAGGGCCTTCTACTCGCTAACGGTGTCGGTGTCATCGACGCTGGCTACGAGGGTGAAGTCCTTGTTCCACTGTGGAACATGAGCAAGGATACCCCTGTTGTGCTCGAAGAGCATGAGCGTATCGCTCAGATTGTTATTGTTAAGCTAGAGGCCGTGTCGGCTCTCTACGCACAGCCACCCGTCCAAGCCGGTGAGCGTGGCGAGGGTGGCTTTGGTTCCACCGGAAAGGTCAACAAATGATTACCGTTTACTCTAAGCCCAACTGCCCTCAGTGTACGGCTACGTACCGCAAGCTGAAGAGCCTTGATCTACCACATGAGAGTGTGGATGTGACAGAAGATGCTGACGCATTGGCATTTATCCGCTCACTGGGTTATCAGCAGGCACCCGTCGTTGTTGTCAAGGAAGGCGAAGAAATTAAGGAACACTGGTCTGGGTTCCGACCGGACCTCTTGAAGAAGTACGAGGTGAAGAAGAATGACTAAGATTGCTGACCCTGTGAAGCTCGAAGAGGCCCGCGCCCGTATGGCTAAGGCCCGTGCGTCTCGTAGTTCGATGAAGCACCCTGAGGATGTTGAGCAGCGTGTAGGCACTGTTCGTCGGCTTGTGGTGCAGCAATTTACTGATGCGGGACTGACACTAGCAGATGACGGTCAACTGCTTGGTGCTGATTCTGCGCGTTATTACTACAATAAGCTAGTTCGTGGGTCGTTGACTCTAAAGGACATGATTCTGCTTGGTGACTACATGCCTGTCGATTGGACGCTGATCTTCAAGTCTATTCGACAGCCGAAGGAAGTTCTGCGTACACCGGGCACTCAGGAAGAAACTATCAGCATGGAGTTCAGCGAGCCTGGGGACAACCCATTTGCTGATTACTTCGTTGACGTGGACGGTGTGTGATGGAAGATATTAGCTTGCACAATTTCGGTAAGAGCCTGAAGAAGCAGATTCCTAGTATTGGCTCTAGGAAGGTTACTCAGTTTTTGCGCCGTGAAGGCTACCTGAAGAAGGGGCGCTACATCCACGAGCCTACGGAAAAGGCCGAAGGGCTGCTTGGCATCAGACGTGTCTACACGGATGGTGGAACCAGGAAGAACTCGTATCTTCAGGTGTATGTCACAGAAGAGGGTGTTCGACTGTTCACTGATATGATTAGCTCCGAGTACGAGGACTTCGGTCCCTGGGAGATTAGGAGCAATTGGAGGAACAATGATCAGTTGGACTGACCTTACTGCCGACTACAACCTGTGGATTGATAATTTCGATGCGGGGCGTGGTGGTAATGCTATCGACCGCATCATCATCCACCACAACGCTGGTAAGGCCATGTCGCACCAAGGCGTGTACGGTGCCTTCAGTGGCAATGGTACGTCTGCGCACTACGATGTTGACATTGACGGTGCTATTGCGCAGTATGTCCACGACTGGGATACTGCGTGGCACTGCCCTGGTGTGAACAAGAAGTCGATTGGTATCGAGCACGCGAACTCGACGGGCGCTGAGGGCGGCTGGGATGTCGGTGAGACCACCATCGACGCGGGTGCGCATCTGACCGCCGCTCTGTGTCGTGCGTATGGTCTGGGTCGTCCTGAGTGGCGAGTCAATGTGTTCCCCCACAGTGACTTCTACTCCACGATGTGCCCTGCCTCGCTGCGTGATACGTATGCAAACGAGTACATCGAGAAGGCACAGCAGTATTACGACAACCTTGATGCTGACCTGTCTGCTAAGGAAGGCTGGGTGTCGCAGAATGGTGGTTGGTGGTACCGCACTGAAGACGGTGGCTACGAGACCGGCTGGTTCCCCGTGGGCGATAAGTGGTTCTATGCTAACGAGAAGGGCTGGTTGCAGTTCGGTTGGCAGCACGTCGATGGTCACTGGTATTTCCTGCACGATGTCCACGATGGGCGTTATGGTGAGATGGAGACCGGCTGGGTGAAGGTTGGTGAGCATTGGTTCCTCTTGAACGACAAGGGGCAGATGCAGACCGGCTGGCAGCTCGTCAAGGGCAAGTGGTACTTCCTTGAGGAAAACGGTGCTATGCGTACCGGGTGGTTGTCGTACAACGGCAACGACTACTTCCTCACCGAGACGGGTGCTATGGCTGTTGGCCTCGCTCAGACGCGCCTTGATGGTGCGTGCTCGATTTTCGGTGAGGACGGTAAGCTGATTGTCGGCAAGATGGTTGTCGAACAGGACGCTGACGGCCTTGTTCGCCTGGTAGAATCTAAGTAACTTCGATTTAGGAGGAACTTGGACATGGAGAATAACGTTCTTACCACTGACCGCACCAAGTGGACCGCACTGACTCCTGAGCGCCGCAAGGCGATCTATGGTCTTGTTGCAGCTTTGCTGGCTGTCGGTATTGCTTACGGTGTTGTCGCGCCTGAGCAGTCGGCTCAGTGGCTTGATGTGCTGGATAAGGTCTTGGGCTTGCTTGCCCTGGTTCTTGCAGCTGTTCACACAGGTGGTGTTTATACGGCTCCGGCGTATGGCACTCCTGACGCTGAGTGACACAATTACAGAAAACCCCCTTGCTGATGTCAGTAAGGGGGTTTTCGCTATAATGGCCTCATGAAGAAGTTGCTGAGGTCTATGAGCGAGCCGAGGTCTGTAACTGCCACTATGGTAGTTATTTACACGGCTATCGCAATTACGGGTATTGGGTTCTTGACGAGTGCTGCGGCGCTACCGTGGGTTGTTATCCTTGCGGGTGTTCTCATGCTCGTCTCGGGTGTTTTGGGTGCGCCTTCAGCGTGGTTGGGTTCATGGTGGTTGGAAGGCCCTGCCGCTCTTGTCGCTGTAGTTGGCATCATGCTTGTGTCGATTAACGAACTGGCCCTGACCACGCCACACGTGCGCTGGCCGCTCCATGTTATTATTTTGTCAGTAATCATTGCATTGTTTTTCTTTGCGCGTGCTCTGCGTGTGTGGCCGTATTCGTATCGCCCCGGAGTTCTGCCGAAGAGCAAGCTGGAAGAGGCAGAAGAACGGTATCATAAGACAAGGGAAGAATACTTGTCAACTGTTAGTGAGTAACAAGGAGTTAGCATATGAACACGGCATTGGTGGGCCTCGTTTGCTCTGCCGTAACCCTTGTTATCAAGGCTATTATTGATTTGTGCATCGACAGGTACAAGAAGGCTCAAGAGATTCAAGAAGCACGTGATGATCTTGAAGCTGATTTGCGTACTCAAGCGTTCCTGTGGAAAGAACACGCTTACGCGGTGCGTGTTGCGGCTTTGCAGGCTGGTGTGAAGGTGGAAGAGCTGCCTTCTGTTCCGAAGGAGGATTAAATGCTGTTTGCCTGGTTCTTGGTTGGTCTCGCTGCTGGCCTGGTTGTCGGTGTTGCGGGTACTTACATGTACTTGGATAAGAAGTTTCAGAAGTCAGTGGAAGAGGTGCTAAATGAGTTCTCAGAACGACTCGCGCAGTTTGCTGACGAGTGATGACCCAGAGCTGCGGGGCAAGCGCGACATGGCTTTGTCGCTGCTGAAGCGTGGCACGGAGCGTAACAAGATCATCTCTGCGACAGGCTTCACGTCTGAAGAACTGTTCGTTATCGAGCAGTCGTACTACGACAGCCGACAGGAGCTGTCGCCCCGTAATATGCGCATCAAGCAGCTTGATCGTCTTGATGCGCTTGTTGACATGGCCTATAGCCAGATCGAGATGTTTGGTCTTGCTGACGAGAAGGGCAACTGGGGCCAGAACCTTCAGGCTGTTCTCGCCGTTCTGCGTGAAATCTCCGAGGTTGCGAACCTGAAGCGTCAGACGGTGACTCATGAGATTCGTGTAATCGAAGAGAAGCAAGTGAACATCATGATGTCGTTCACTAACCAAGTGCTCGAAGAGTACACGGCTCTCATGTACCCACACCTGTCGGCTAAGGCGAAGAAGGCTTTGGAGACGAACAAGGCTGACTGGTTCTCTCAGGCTGTGTCGAAACCGGCTGCGTTGCTTGAGGCGACTGTGGAAGTTGAGGGTGAGTAATGCTGCCTTTCGGTGCTGTCGCTAAGAAGTTTTCTGATGCCCAGCGTCTTGAAGTGTGGCGTAATAATCCTGCTAAGTGGGCTGAAGATCATGGATTGTTCATGTGGTCGAAGCAGCGTGAAGTCGCCCGCAGTGTTGTTGAGCACCAAAAGACATTAGTTGTCACTTCTAACGGTGTCGGCAAGGCGACAAGAGTGTCAGAACCATTGCCTACTCCTACTGGCTGGACGACAATGGGTGAACTTCGCGTTGGTGACTATGTTCTTGACGAGCATGGTAAACCTACTAAGGTTGTTGCTAAATCACCTGTGTGGAACATTCCACTGGTTAAGGTGGTGTTCAACGACGGCGCTGAGGTTATCTGCCCAGAAGCCCATGAGTGGGTGACGCTTAACTTCAACGAGGCTAAGAAGGCGCGTAAGCGTATTGAAGGTGACTGGCGTAACGGCTGGTCTTATGGTCGTACCCGTGAAACGCGGGAGATCATGTCGTCTCTGCGACATGGTAAGCAGAACCAGGCTAACCACTACGTGCCGATTAACGCGCCCATTGTCGGACAAGAAGCTGATCTGCTGATTGACCCTTATGTGCTTGGTGTGTGGCTTGGTGATGGTCATTCATGCGACCCTTGCATTACTATTGGTGAGCGAAAGAAGCATATCAAGCAAATCTTTGCTGAAAAAGGTATTGAGCTTCGTCAGTATTCTTATCACTCGAATACGGCTGAATGTCTTGCTTTTACTCACCAAGGTTACAAGGCTAAGCTGCGTGAGCTTGGTGTGCTGAACAACAAGCACATTCCCCAGTCGTACCTGCGTGCGTCCATCGAGCAGAGGATTGATCTTCTGCGCGGCCTCATGGACACTGACGGCTTCAATGCTGGCACAAAGGCGACAACTTGTGTCGGTGTTGACTTCATGAATGAACAGTTGGCACTTGGTGTTGTCGAGCTGGTTCGCTCCCTTGGTGTGCGCTGCACTGTGTCTAAGGAACGGACGTACTTGAATGGTGAAGATGTTGGTCCTCGCTGGCGTATGGTGTTTAACCCTACGTTTGACCCGTTCACGCCTGGTTCTGTGAAGAGTCTTGAGCGCCCAGAACAGGATGCTCAGTCTTCGCGCAAGACTGTTCGTACCATTGTCGATGTTGTGCCGGTGCCGACTGAGCCGACCCAGTGTATTGAGGTGGACTCCGAGAGCCACATGTATCTTGTGGGTGAGCACATGGTGCCGACCCATAACAGCCGACTCTCTGCAATGCTCGTTAACTGGTGGGTAGACACTCATCCTGTCGATGATACGACAGTCGTCACGACGGCGACGAACTGGAAACAGGTCCGCAACGTCCTGTGGAAAGAAATACCCCGTGTCAAGGCTGATGCTGGCATCGGTGGCAAGGTTAACGCCGACGCAACGTGGAAGATGGGAGATCGACAAGACCCTATCGCCTTTGGTATGAAGCCTGACGATAAGGACGAGTCTGGTTTCCAGGGTGTCCACGACCAGTACGTCCTGGTCATCATGGACGAGGCGGGGGGCATCTCCAAGGAAATCTTCACCGCTGCGGACGCTATCACGACGAACAAGTTTGCCCGCATCCTGGCTATCGCTAACCCTAACGACCCCTCATGCTACATGGCCGAGGTGTTCAAGAGGGAAATGCGCTTGAAGCCTGAAGAGCGCTCCTGGAACATTATTCAGTTTGGCGCATATGACACACCTAATTTCACGGGTGAGGTCGTACCTGTTGAAGTTGCGACTCGTCTTGTGCAGGTTGACTGGGTTGAGGCGCGTAAGAAGGAATGGGGCGAGGATGACCCTCGTTTCGTTGCACGTGTGCTCGGTGAGTTCCCCGACGTGTCTGACGACGGCCTGTTCAACATGGGCCGCGTTATGCAGTCGATGGAGGCATACGACACTTCTGAACCTGATGAGGGTATGCCGATTACTATCGGGGTTGACGTTGCCCGTTATGGTTCCGACAGCTCGGTAATTGTGTCGAACCAGGGTGGCTACATCAAGATTCATGGGCGTTACCAAGGGTTGAACGGTCCTGAGCTTGCTCGTAAGGTTGGTGAGCTGGCAGTCGAACTCGGGGCTGTCGAGATTCGTATCGACGCGATTGGTGTCGGCGCATCTGTTCTCGATAGTATCTACAATTTCGTGCCCGCTGACATTTCTGTCATTGGTATTCACGGTAACGCAAAGTCCGGGGATAGCACGAAGTGGTACAACTATCGTGCTGCTATGTACGATCAGTTCGCTAAGGCTGTCGCTGATGGTCGTGTCTTCTTGCCAGATGACGATGAGTTGCATAATGAGATTGCTTCGATCAAGTATGAGTATCGTGGGTCGGCAATGCTTATTGAATCGAAGGAAAACATGCGTAAGCGTGGCATTAAGTCTCCTGATGTTCTTGATGCTGTCATTTATGCGTATCAGAACATTGATGCGATTATGGCTGGGGACTCTGAAGGGCAGTACTTTTCGCCGGATGACCTGTTGGATACTGACGAGCTGTTTGACTTTGAGTTTGAGGACGCATTATCTGTATTTCTAGCATGATAGGCTTGTTGTATGAAGTATGAACAGAGGTTTCAAGAGGCTCTAGGGGCGTTCTCTCAGTCCCTTGCGCGTCTTCGGCAGGAAGATATTGGCTGGTTGCCTTTGTCTGCTGTCGAGGGTGCTGATTCGCTGATTACTCTTGATGTGATTCGTGATCACTCTGCACGTGCGCGCCGCTTGGCTACCCTTAACCCTATTGTGAAGCGTGGCCTTGTTGTGCGTAATGCGTACATGTGGGGCGACCCAGTTGTTTATAAGGGTCTGACTGGCCCTTCCCGTAAGGTGATTGACGAGAACTCTAAGGCGTGTTTTAGTGTTCAGGCGCGCGTCCGTGATGAGCAGTCGTTCAACACGGATGGTTGTGTCATTTACCTTGTTGATAAGGCGACAAAGACTGTCTCTCCTGTCCCGTTGATGCGCCTTGCAGGCGTGGCGACTGATGATGCGACCGGGGATGTCGTTGCTCTGCTTATTAACCCTGTCGAGAATGGTCAACCCCAGTGGTACATGCTGTGGGACCGTGCGGCTGTGAAGATCAACTCGACTAACTACAAGGTGAATCGTCGTCTCACTGCTGTTTATGCGACGGTGAATAGGCTTGCCGCTGAGTACTACGGCAAGCCTGATCTGATGAGCGCAATGTCTTATGCCCAGAGGTACAAGGAACATCTGGAAATTGCGCACCTCATGGAGAAGTCGCTGGCAAAGCTGGCCTTTAAGGCGACGAGCGTCAACGCTAAGCAGCAACAGGCTGTCATGGCTCGTATGCCTGGTCCTGGTATCGGTGGTACTGCTTCGATTGGTGCAGGGCAGGATATTCAGGCGATTAACAAGGCCGGTGCGGGCGTTGATTTCTCGGCGGGTACGCCTCTTGCGGCTATGGTGTCGGCTGCGCTTGACATCCCCTTGTCGGTGTTGCTAACTGATGGTTCTGCGGGTGGCCGACAGGGCGCTGAGACTGCTCTTGAAGACCCGACGTTCAAGGCACTGGAATTGCGTCGTCAACTGCATATCGACATGCTGAATGAGATTGCGCTGGCTCTGGGCATTAAGGTGCAGATCGAGTACGGTTCGATCAACAATGACCAGACTCACCGTCGTATTCAGTCTTTGACGCTTGCGTACCAGAATGGTGCTTTGCATCAGATTGAGATGCGCTCGGGCGTGTTGCAGCTGCTGAAGATTGCTGGTTCTTTGCCATTGGAAGACTTGCCTGAGCTGCCTTCTGAGGAAGATGACGAGGGCGAGGAAGACACGACAAAGAGTGATGATGCTGAAGACGGGCGCGCAACAGGTGTTGGGCCAATGTCTGATGGAACGAACGACAACCGGGATAGGGGGACTGATGCATAAGCTGCATGAGTCAACGGCGGCTGTCGGTACTGAGTCTCTTGGTGAGGGTAAGTACCGCATCCGTATTATCGTGCCGGGCCAGGGTTCGAGCGGTATTTACACTGCCGAGAACTTGGCTGAGTCTGCGCCTTTGTTTAAGGCAGGCACGGAAATGTTTATCGACCACCCAACTGAGACTGAAGAATGGGAGCGCCCTGAGCGGTCTATTCGTGACTATGCTGGCGTGTTTTTGGAAGACGCGACGGTTGGTGAGGATGGGGCACTCTACACTGTGTGTAAGGTGTTTTCTGGGGTGAATGATCTAATCAAGGATAAGTGGGAGCATATTGGTGTTTCCATCAATGCTTGGTGCAACGAGCCAATTGCGGAAACAGGTGTTGTTCCTGTTTTTGCTGGCGTTCGCTCGGTTGACTTTGTTACCGCGCCTGGTGCGGGTGGTGGCATTGTTGATCTGCTAGAATCAAATAGGAACAACTCTATTACTAAGGAGGGAACTGTGGACGAAAAGCTGCTTGAGTCCAAGTTCGATGAGCTGAAGGGTGAGATCGCTTCTCTTGTTGAAGCTATCGGCTCTAAGCTGGAATCTGCTGTGGCTGCTCTTCAGGAGGCCAAGGTGGAGGAACCTGCTGAGAAGATCGAAGAGGCATCCGTGGATGTCGATTCGGCTATTGAGGCCGGTAAGAAGATTGCCGAGTCGGGACTTCCCGAGGCGGCTGTCGCGCGTGTTCGTGAGGCTGTGAAGAAGGGCGCGGATGTCGATTCTGCGCTTGAGGCTGAGCGCGCGTATCTCAAGGAGGCTGTCGCTGCGACGGCGACTCCTGTTGTCGAGAAGGCTTCTGAGACTTCTCTGAAGGAGTCTTACGCTAAGATTGGTTGGAAGTGATCTTAATGGCAGG